CGCATCTCCAGAACGCAGGTGGCGGCTTCATCGGCTCCCAGCTCTCGATGCACAGCGGTCAGGTGAAGTTCAAGGTCGGCGAGTACAAGGTCGTCAACACGATGGGCTCCAATATCCGGGACGCGATCTACCCGATGCAATTCCCTGGCCCGTCGCCGGTCCTGTTGCAGCTCCTGTCGTCGCTGTTCGACGCGGGCAAGGAGTTCGGTGGCATGCGTGACGTGATGCAGGGGAACACATCCCCGGCGTCGACCGATCCGGCCACGCTCTACGCCATCATGGAGCAGGGCCAGAAGGTCTTCAAAGACATTTACAAGCGCATCTACGCGGCGCTGAACGAGGAGTTCAAGCTGCTCTACGACATCAACGCCGAGTGCCTGCCAGAGCAGGGTGTGCGTTACCAGATGGGCGACACGTTCGAGACGGTCACCAAGGCAGACTACCAGCGTGGCTCAGGCGTCGAGCCCATCGGCGACCCATCCATGATCACCGACGTGCAGCGCATGGGCAGGGCGCAGTTCCTGATGTCGTTCAAGGATGACCCGCTCATCAACCAGGTCGAGGTCCGCAAGCGCGCCCTGGGAGCCGTTAACATGGACGGCATCGAGAACTTGATCGTCGAGAATCAGACCCCGTCGGCGATGGACATCGTGACGATGGAGCAGGCAAAGGCCAACGTCGACAAGACCAGGGCGCAGGAGATGGAGAGCCATACCGCGGCCCTGGTGAACATGATGAAGGCCAAGCAGGTCGCCAACGCGGCGGACAGCCACTTCATCGACAAGCAGATGGACTTCACGAAGCTCCACCTGGAAGGGGTCCGCAACCTCATCATGGCAACGAACAACGAGGCCAGGATGGAGGAGATTAGAGAAAGAAGGAAAGCCACGGATGCCAGACGTCAAAAGTAAGCCACCCGAAGTCGGCGGCATTCGTGAAGCAGAGTTCCAGCTTTGGAAACACCACCCGGTGACCAAGGTTGTGATGAAGTACCTGGAAGACTATCGCGGGGCAATGACGCGGCAGGTAGTCCAGGCATGGGAGGCAGGAGCGCTGAAGCTAACGGACGACCTGGAGGGTCGCGGGAGATCGATCATGCTGCGTGAAGTCACGGAGATGGAGTTCGATGTCCTGGCGACGTTCTACGGCGTCGAACAGGAAAGCGACAGCAATGCAGTCAAAGAGGATAGTAGCGAGTGACTTCGAATACGAGGTCGCCGATTTCAACGGGGTCAACACCAGCGGGCTGAACCCCCTGGCAGACACCGTCATCGTGATGTGCGACGTGGCCCCCGACAAGACGGCGGGCAACCTGTTCATCACCGCCGACACACAGCTCCGCCAGCAGATGATGGCCGAAACCGGCGTCATCGTGGCTATCGGTGAGGGGGCCTTCAAGTGGCTCTCGGACCGCACCAGGCCCTGGATTGGCCGCGTGCCGGAGGTGGGTGAGCACATCGCCTTTGAGCGCTACGCGGGCCGCGAGCAGACCGGCCTGGACGGCAAGCAGTACCGAGTCATGACGGACCGTGTCATCGCGGCCACCATCGACCGGGACAAGATGAAGTCCGCCAAGAAGGACGCAGGCAAGTGAGCGGCGCAGTAGATCGTCGCCTTGGCGACAGCGCAGCGCCAGGCATCAGCTCTGATGACCTGGACATGAGCCCAGAGGCCCGTGCACGTCGCATGGGCTGGTATCCGCAGGAGGAGTTCCACGGACGTCCGGATGACTGGATTGACGCCGAGAAGTTCATCGAGAGGGCGGAGCGCGAGCATCCGATCCTGCGCGAGAACCTGAAGCGCCTGGATCATCGAGCAGCCAGGGCGGAGCTGACCGCCAAGCAGCTCAACGACCAGCTCACGTCGGTGAACGCGAAGGTCGAGGAGATGTCCGAGGCCCTCGACGCCATGCGGGAGCTCAACTCCAAGGCTGAGCAGCGCGGGCGCGAACGGGCTCTGGCCGCCATCAAGCGCAACGCTGCCCAGGCGGCGGCGGACGGTGACGCGGTGGCCGTTGGCGAGGCCCTGGAGCAGGTAGAGAAGCTGCTTGAGACCGGGCAGAAGGCGGGGCCAGCCAAGCCGAAAGAGCAGGCCCAGAGGTCCGTGGCAGCCAATCGTCCGAACAACGCCGCGGCGCAGCAGCAGCCAGACCCGGTTGCGGTCGCCTGGGCCAGCTCACCGGAACGCGAATGGTATCGATCCAGCGCACCGATGTTCGAATACGCCAATGCGATCTTCACAGACCTGTCTGATCGCAAGCCGAACATGCCAATGGCCGAGAAGCTCAACGAGGTTGAGTACGAGGTCCAGCAGCGCTGGTCGAACTCCGGCTTCTTCGCCGGTCGCAACATTACCAGGAACACCTCGCCCGTTGATTCCGGCGGCGAGGTGAACAAGCCGAGAGGCGGAGGCAGTAAGGCGGACAAGACGTTCGACGCGCTACCAGCCGAGGTCAAGCGCGAGTACGAACGGGTCGCGAAGTCGTACGAGGCCCGCAAGGGCAAGCCTGGCTACAAGCCCTACCAAAAGGCGGAGTTCCTTCGCCTGTACCACGGTGACACAGAGGATTGATCATGACTGACATCAACGAGAAACCACAGCCGTATCCGACCATGCCAGCGCGCGCCCCGGTGAAGCCGAAGGCGACGGCGCTGGAGGCTGCTGCACCCATCCAGGCTCCCGTCGAGGACGCCAACGATGAGCTGGAGCGGCGCATCAACGAGTTGCGCGGTAAGCGTGCCCCCTTCGGCCGACGCACGCAGAAACTTGCGTACCCTGTCCGACCTGGGTATCATCGCCACTGGTTCGCAGATCATCCCGGCCGGGTAGAAGAGGCACGGCTTGCCGGGTATGAGCATGTGAAGGACCACGAAGGAAAGACGGTCTCTAAGCTACACGGACGTCACCGTGACGGTCGCGCGATGCTGGGTTATCTCATGGAGATACCCGAAGTGCTGTGGAGGGAAGACCTCAAGGCACAGTCGGAGCGAGTCGACGAGGGCGAGGCAGCCATCAAGCATGGGCAAGCCCAGCTTGGCAAAGGCGGCGAGAAGCAGGGATCATTTTACGTTCCGGATCAGGGCATCTCGATTAAGAACGAGGCCAAGCGCTGACGCCGGGGCGAAGTCGAAGAGCAATCGAACAAAGAGCTTAGGCGCAGAAGCGCCATTCGGGTCAGCGTCGTGGTGATGCTGGCCGCCAGCCCTGTTCAATCTTGGAGACTTCGCAATGCCGAATCCAAATCTGCCGCGCGGGATTATCCCCGTGCAGCGTCTGGATGGCTCGCCGTACAATGGTAAGGCGAACATCTATTCCGTCCCGGCGTCAAACGCCGCGAGCATTTTCATTGGCCAACCTGTCATCGCAACCGGTGCATCTGACGCGAACGGTATCCCCGTCGTGACGACTGCCACCGCGGCCGGTGGTAACTTCCTGCTCGGCCCGATGGTGGGCATCGTTGACGGTGGCGAACCCATCATCTCGATCACCCGCGATCTGCCGGTTTACCGCCAAGCGTCGGTCGCCCAGTACATTCTGGTCGCTGACGACCCGGACCTCATCTTCGAAGCCCAGGAAGACAGCGTCGGTGGCAACATCGCGATGGCAACCGCAGGCACGAAGAACATCGACCTGATCTCGGCCTCTGGTTCGACCGTCACCGGCTTCTCCGGCTGGATGCTGGACAGCTCGACGATTGCAACCACGAACACCCTCCAGATGCGTCTGGTCTCCGGTGTCCGCCGCGCGAACAACGACATGGGTTCAGGCACGGGTGTCACGCTCAGCAAGTGGCTGTGCAAGATCAACCTGCACTCACTTCGCAACACAACCGGCATTTAAGGGGAGCACGCACACATGGCAAATCCAATCACCACGGGCGTCCACCCAAAACTGTTGTGGCCTGGCATTCATGCCGTCTGGGGTCAGACCTACGACGAGCACAAGGAGGAGTACACCGACCTGTTCGATGTGCAGACCTCCGACAAGGCGTATGAAGAAGACGTGGAAGTCACGGGCTTCGGCATGCTCCCGGTCAAGAGCCAGGGCCAGGGCATCACATTCGACACGGAAACCCAGGGAACAGTGACGCGCTACACGCACGTCGCCTACGCCCTTGGCTACATCGTGACGTACGAAGAGCTCCGGGACAACCAGTACAAGCAGGTCTCTGAGCGTCGCGCCCAGGCCCTTGCCTTCTCTGGTCGTCAGACGCTGGAGAACATCTGCGCCAACGTCTACAACCGTGCCTTCAACAGCACGTACACGTTCGGCGACGGCGCGACGCTCATCTCGGCCTCGCATCCGACCCTCACCGGCAACCAGTCCAACCTGCTGACCACCGCTTCGGACCTCACTGAGGCCTCCATCGAAGACCTTGGTATTCAGATCATGGACGGCGTCAATGCTCGTGGTCACAAGATCACGATCATGCCGCGCTCGCTCCTGGTGCCGACGGCGCTCTGGTACGAGGCCAACCGTATCCTGAACTCGGTTCAGCAGAATGATACGGCGAACAACGCCATCAACGTCATCAAGGCAACAAATATGTTCCCTGAAGGCGTGAAGGTGAACCACTACTTCAACTCCACGACTGCCTGGTTCATCCGCACGAACGTACCGCGCGGCATGACGTTCTTCTGGCGCGACGAGCCGATGTTCGACAAGGACAACGACTTCGACACCAAGAACGCCAAGGCAGCCATGTACATGCGCTTCTCCGCCGGTTCCACGGACTTCCGTGGCATCTACGGAACGCCTGGCCTGTAATCGCACGATGAGTGCGTAAGACGCGGGTCACCCTGGCAGGTGGCCCGCGATCCTGCTTCCAGCCCCCATAAGGATCGTCTTCCATGCCAAATAGAAATCCCACCAGGTTCCCCGCTGGCGTATCGAACGTCGCTCGCGAAAAGCAGTTCGGCCGCATCCAGGTGTTCGACCCGGCCCGTCACCACGTCTACTGGAACGACTTCGACACGTTCGCCGCCGCCGACTGGACCGTCACGGAGACCCAGGCCGGTGCCACGCAGCTCCTGGCCACTGGCCTTGGTGGCTGGTTCGTCCACACCAACTCAGCCGCGTCGGCCGACGTCAGCTCGATTCAGCTTGCAACGCCAGGCTTCGCGTTCGCGGACGGCAAGGCGTTCTGGTGCAAGACCCGCTTCAAGGTCGATGACTCCACCAACGCTTCGGTCGCCATCGGAGCGATGATCCTGGACACCTCACCGATTGCGTCGGCTCCGTCGGAAGGCATCTACTTCACGAAGGCAGCAGCCGGAACGTCGATGCTCCTGAAGGTCGGCAAGGCGAGCTCGTACACGAACTCATCGGCCTTCGGAGCGCTCGCGAGCGACACCTTCTACACAGTTGGCTACCACTGCGAAGGCAAGCAGTTCGTCAGCTCGGTGACGGGTGTCGCCAGCTACAACTTCGACGTCTTCTTCGGCACGGACGACAACCCGAACCTGGTCACGCGCATCGCGGTGCCAACGACGAACGTGCCGGTCGGCACGCTCATCACGCCAACGATTGCCTTGCAGAACGGCACCGCGGCGGCTCGCACGATGACGGTCGACTACTTCGGCCTTGGCCAGTCGCGCTTCTAACCCAGGAGTGACGGTCAATGGCTGATACCGTAACGAGCAGGATCGTCTCGAACAGTGCGCGGAGCCTCGCCATGAGGTTCACGAACTTCAGTGACGCGACTGGCGAATCGGGTGTCGTGAAGGTGGACGCCACAAACGTCGCCAACGGCTACCAGGGCGTTGCCCCTGGCGTGAACCTGAAGCTCCAGTACATCAACTGGGCGGTCACCGGCACCGCGGTTCTCCGCATCCGGTGGCAGGCAACGGCAGACGAGGACGCCTTCGTCTGCTCTTACGACGGGCAGATCGACTTCGCGCCGTATGGCTGCATCAAGTGCCCAGCTATCGCTGGTGCCACGGGCAGCCTGAAGTTCACGACGAACGGGTTCGGTGCCGGTTCCGGCTACGACGTCTTCCTCGTGATGATCAAGGGTGTGCCGCAGGTATGACCTATCGTCCTGGAGACTTCCTGCGTATTTGCGACCGCACCGGGTTCAAGGTGTGGGCGTCCGATACGCAGGAGGAGTGGAACGGCCTCATCGTCAAGAAGGGCGTGTACGAGGCTCGCCACCCCCAGGACTTCGTCAAGGGTCGCGTCGACCAGCAAGCAGTAAAGGGAGCCAGGCCCCGTCCAGGAGACCTGGCTCCTTCCATGCCATACGTCCTGGAGTCCGAAGTCGACGGTGACGGGCTTCTCCAAGACGAAGACAATTCAGCCCTCCTGGTAGGATAGACATGGCCAAGCTCTCATCCTTCACGACAGCGGCCAACCTGGTGGGAGCGCTTCTGCCGATCCTCCAGGGCGGCACCAACAAGAACCTTTCCATCTCGTCCCTGTTTCTGACCGGCAGCGCGGTGATCGACTTCGCCAGCGTCGCGGACAATGCAGTGTCGGCGACCTCGAACGTGTCGGTGACCGGAGCAGTGGCGGGGGACTTCGTCATCGGGGTGTCAGCCAGCGGCAACATCGACACGACCAATGGCATCAGCCTCCACGGGTCAGTAACCGCGGCCGGAGTGGTCGGCGTGTTCCTGGTCAACGACAGCGGCAGTCCATTCGACGCGGCCAGCCAGACCATCCGGGTCCTGGTCGTTCCGAAAGCGGTGCTCGGCCTATGACAAGCTCCGGCGTCGCCACCATAAACCCATCGATGCTGTCGATCCTGACGACGGCCTTCTTCAAGGCTGGCATCATCCGCGACGACGAGGTCATCGGTGCCGACAAGCGCGCGATGGGCCTGACGATCCTCAACGAGATGATCAAGACCTGGCAGGCGCAGAACATCCGGGTGTGGACCGAGGAGGAGGGCATCCTGTTCCTCCAACCCAACCAGTACCGCTACCAGCTCGGCTTGACGGGCGACAACGCGACGGACGCCTGGACGTACCTGGAGACCGAGGCTTCGGTCGCCTCCGCGGCGGCGGACACCACGGTCACCTTGACATCGACGACCAAGGTCGACGGCACGACGCTCGCCATCGGCGACACCATCGGCATCGAGCTCTTCGGGGAAACGGTCCAGTGGTCGACGGTTACGAACGTCGCTGGCCTGGTGGTGACCATCTCCACGCCCCTGACCGCAGCGAACTACGTTGGCGGGAAGCTCTTCGGGTACACGTCCAAGCTCATTCGGCCGCTGAAGATCAGCCGCGCCGCAGCCGTGCAGTTCGGCTCAGCAGGGCGCACCGACACGGAAACCCCGATGCGCGTGTACTCCCGCCAGGAGTATATGGACCTTCCAACCAAATCGAACGTGGGCAACCCGAACCTGCTCTTCTACGCCCCCAAGCTGCCCCTGGGTGAGATGTACGTCTGGCCCGCGGCCGAAGACCCAGACGTGGCGATCCGGTTCACGTACTCCAGGCCGATCTACGACTTCGTCCTGAACAGCGACACTGGGGACTTCCCACAGGAGTGGCAGGAGGCTTTGACGAGCGGACTGGCCCTGCGCCTGGCCCAAGCCTACCAGGCCCCAGCGACCCGCATTCAGGTCCTGGAGGCCCTTGCGACGGCGACGGCGCAAATCCTGATCTCCTGGGATCGAGAGCCTGAAGCCATCAGCTTCGTACCGGACCTGGAGGGCTAATGGCTCAGATACCCTTCGCCCTGGAGACCTACATCAGCCGCGCGCGCCCCGTGTCGTCGCAGCGCCTGGTGAACCTGTACTCCGAGCTCCAGCCCGATGAGGTCAACGCCAAGTCGAAGGTGGTGCTGTTCGGTACGCCAGGCCTGGTCGAGTTCGCGCAGGTGGGCACCGGTCCGATCCGTGCCATGCACATCCTGAACGAGTACGTCTACGTGGTCTCCGGCAGCCAGTTCTACAGGATGGCCTCAGATGGGTCGTCCGACCTGCTCGGGTCTGGTCTCCTGGCTGGCACCGGGCCGGTTTCAATGGATGACAACGGGGTCGAGGTTGGTGTCGTCGATGGCTCTGGCGGGTACATCTACAACTCCGACAACCTGACCTGGCAGCAAATCAGCGACGTGAACTTCTACCCGGCGAACACGATCAGCCACAACGAAACCTACTTCCTGTTCGACCGCAAGAACACGAACCAGTTCTTCAGCTCGGACTCCATCCAGGGGCTGATCTACAACCCGCTATTCTATGGCACCGCTGAGTCCCTGTCCGACTACGTGCTGGCAACGATCAACCACCTGCAACAGCTCATCGTGGCGGGGCAGCGGTCGATTGAAATCTGGTATCTGGCTGGCGGCGAGAACTTCCCCTGGGCGAAGTACACTGGCGCGGCGATCCAGATCGGCATGGCCGGTCCGCTGGCCTGGACAAAGGTGCGTGAGGCCTTGCTCTTCATCGGAAACGACCGCAACTTCTATCGCCTGGAAGGCGTGAACGCCGTCCGGGTGTCCAAGCATGGCACCGAGCAGGAGTGGGCCAACTACGGCGACATCTCCGATGCGTTCTGCTTCTCCATGACCTGGGAAGGCCACGACTTCATCTACGTCACCTTCCCGTCGGTGCCGAAGACCTGGTGCTTCGACCTGACCACCGGGCTGTGGCACGAGCGGGAGTCGACGGACGCGAACAACCAGCCGCTCGGCCGCTGGCGCGCGAACTGCGCCGTGGCGGCCTTCAACCGGCAACTGATCGGCGACTACGAGAGCAACGTCATCGGCTACCAGTCGTCGACCGACTACACCGAGTACGGCAACACCATCAAAGGCCTGGCGCAGGGCTCACCGATGCACAAGAACGGCAACCGGGTGTTCATGCCAAGGTTCGAGCTGGACATCGAGGCGGGCATGGGCCTGACAACCGGCCAGGGCAGCGACCCGCAGCTCGTGCTGAGCCTGTCAGACGACGGCGGCTACACCTTCAACCAGGTCAAGTGGGCGTCGATGGGCAAGACCGGCCAGTACAACGCCAGGCTCCGCTGGTCAGCGCTGGGCTCGTTCTACCAGCGCACGATGAAGCTGGAGGTCTCTGACCCCATCCGGCGCACGATCATCTCCTCATTCGTTGACCTGGAGGCTGATGAATGAGCGACGACAAGCCACAAGAGCTGCCGGTCATCACCGCGGTCGGCATCATCAGGATGCCGAGCTCCGCTCCGTCGCTCCCTCCTGTCGCAGAAGGAAAGGAGGTGGCTGATGACAATCCAACTGTCGACAGCGCTCCGGAACGCTAGAGTCGAGGTGATGGAAACCCTGTTTCCGTCCACGTTCCAGATAATCTTCTTTTCTGGGGCTCTGCCTGCAAACTGCGCCGCAATACCGGCGGGTTCCACGCTCTGGACATCCGGCTTGATCGGCGGGTCGGATTGGCTGGCGGCGGCCTCCGGAGGCTCAGCATCATACAACTTTGCACTGTATGGCCCGATCACTGGGACCTGCTCCGGCACTGGCACTGCCACGTTTTTCAGGATGTACAATAGTTCCTTTTGCTTCATGCAGGGCACCTGTGGGACGAGTGCTGCGGACTTCATCCTCAGCAGCGTCGATCTCGTCACGGGCCAGGTCATCAACGTGACCTCGCTGACCTTCACGGAAGGGGGCTCGTGATGTCCGACTTGAGACGAATCCAGGCTGGCCATACAAGGGTCGCGCGGGGGGCATCGAGCGGAGTATGTGATTTGAAAGCTGAAGCCCTCAGCATCCTTGGCGACAACGACATGCAGGGGCGGCGCATTGAATGCGCCCGCGGCCATGTCATCGGTGTGGCCGGGGTGTACCCAGGCGAGGCCTCCAGCGAGGTGCTGGTTGGAAGGATCATGGAAAGTTTTGGGCACAGTTGCCTTTATTGTGGACATCCCCTTCGCGCCATCTCAACGAGCAAGAGCGTCATGGACGCTTGGAACTCGCGTGAAGATGGTCGCTGGATGAGCAGCGGGTTGCAAGCATGAGACAGAGAGAAACGACTGTTGATTCATCTCTAAACCAGCAAGTCGCTGGCAGGTTTTATGTCGGGACCGACGGTGGGTTTACCGCCCAACAGTACACCGACATGATCGCCACGGCGTTGTTCATGAGCGCTAAGCACGCACCGCAGCCACTCAAGACGCAGTTGCTTGAGTGGAAGCTGCAAGCCGTCAACATCATCTACCAGCATGTCGCAGAGGCGATGATGGATGAGCGTCGGCGCGTGGGGCGCGAGTATGAGTTGAAGGAAAAGAATAAACGAGGACGCCTTATGCTTCCTGGGGCGCTACGCAATCATCTCGATGAGGGCGGAATTTGGGAAGAAGCAAAAGCCCTCACCACATGCAAGGAGACTAAATAATGTCCATCTACAATATCGCCCGCTCGGCTGTGACTATGGTTGCCTCCAAGGACATCTTTTCGGTTGTCGCCGGAACGACCACGACCAACAAGATCAACGAAATCTCGATGGTCGGAAACGGTGCAACCAGTGCCGCCGCCGCCTATCAGGAAGTCGTTGCTGCCCCCATGACGGCGGCTGGTGTCACCATCGGCACGACAATCACGCCAAACAAGTGGGCTGCTGACAACCATACGTCCACCACGACCTCTGCCTTTGGTGACACAACCGACCCAACCATCGGCGCGTTGACCACGGCGTGGGTCATCCTTGGCTGCAACAACTACGGTGGCATCTACCGCTGGACGGCGCGTCCGAACGGCGAAATCGTCACCAGAGCCATTGCGGCGACGGGGATCGGTGGTGTTGGTGCCGTAAGCCTGAAGCAGACGTTGGGTACTGGCGTCAACAGCTTCAACTGCGTGTTCGACGAACTCTAAACGTATGAACCCCTCACCAAAGGGGTTAGTCACTGAATATCGGGACATTCTCATCACGCGCTACGACCTCAAGCGTGGTGAGAAGGTCCCGATGCACACGCATGCTCCTGGGTATGAGCATGTCACGATCTGCGCCAAGGGCACCGTCATGGTCTCCTTCCCAGGCGGAGAGACGATGCAGGTTCTCATCGCGGGCGAGCTGATCGACTTCGCTGAGCATCAGCAGACGCACGAGATCGAGGGGGCGGCCGACCTGTCGACCGTCTACAACGTCCAGAAGAAGCTCGACCGATGACGATCCCGAGTTTCAGCGCCAAAGGCACGGCGAATTTTGGCGTTTACGACGCCTGCTTGGGGTTCGCGTCTGTGACGCCAGCGTACCCAGCCGGTATCGCGACCGGGGACTTGCTCATCCTCGTCTTCAAGGGGTCGTGTTCCGCTGGTAGCGCTGACGTCTTCTCCACGGACAAGTCGTGGACTAATATCGACGAGACTGGTGCTGGTACGCAGACATATCAGGGTGTCCGGTACAGAATCTCTGACGGCACGGAATCTGGCACAGCGGCAATGGCCATGTTCTTCACGTCCCCGACAGCGGGACGTGCTGGTGGCCAGATTTACCTGATCAAGAACAACGCCACGTCGTCGACGTTCGATGGCTCTGCCGTTGTAACAACAGGCTCGGCTGCGACGTCGCTTGGCATGCCAACGCTTGGACCAACCGCGTCGGCAAACGAACTGGCTGTCTGCATCATCACGCTGACGAGCAGCACGACGGTCACGTCATCGTCGGGTGAGTCTGGTGGCGACTGGACGGAGGCCGCAGCCGAAGACAACGGAACGGTCACGACGTTCGACATTCAGACCGCGCCTCTGACAGCGGCCTCCACGACGATCTCCGGCGGCAACGCAACGTCTGGCGTGTCCACCACCTTCCGCAACGTCGGGTTCCTCGTAAAGGAATTGGCTGGGGCCGCGGACGACTCCATTGCCACCCAGATGACGGTGTTCAACGAGGGGTTCTCCGGCTACGACGACGAGGTCGATGGCGGCTACGACACCTCTGGGTTCACCGCATCTCCGACGCACGATGAAGCCGTCAACATCATCACGAAGAACACCATCGCGTTCGAGATGATCGAGTGGGGCGACGAAGACTCCTACTGGGAGCCAGGCTGGGCGCAGGCACCACCTACCAGCCTTGGAGACGAAACCGGCCAGACCACCGGCCGCTTCAGCAACAACGACTGGGTCGATGAAGACGAGCCGGTAACTGACGGTTCTTTCAGTTCCCCGCTATTCTCCGACGATGAGTACGTCAGGCCGCCGACGTGCGCCGCGCTGCTGGACTGCTGCTCTTTCTGCGAAGACGAAGAGCTTACAGACGGATTTACAGCGTCCCCCCTGCAAGACACCACTGTAGCCACAGTTGACGACGTTGGGCCGCAGGAGCTGGGACAAGTTTACGACGACGATGAGCCCATCATTGAGTTCTGGACCCAGGTTGTCCAGACAGATGCGTTCGACGAGACCGGCGAGACCACTGGTGGCCGCTCGAACGAAGACTGGGTCGACGAGGACGAGCCCATCGTCCAGGACTGGGTTTACTTCCAGGCCGACGAAACGCAGCCGTCGTTCAACGACGACATCACCGGCACCTCGTTCGCCGACGTTTGGGACGATGACGAGCCGGTCACCGATGGCTGGCTGTGGGCGCAGTACGACGAGACCCAGCCTCCGACCGACGACACTGTCGGGCCGCAAGAGCTCGGCCAGGTCTATGACGACGATGAGCCTATCGTCGAGTTCTGGACCCAGGTCGTCCCGACCGACCAGTTCGACGAAACCGGTGAGACAACCGGTGCCCGTTCCAACGAAGATTGGGTTGACGAGGATGAACCGGTCACAGACGGCTGGCTCCAGCCGGTCCCGACGGACCAGTTCGATGAAACCGGCCAGACGGCTGGCGCGACGTCCAACAACGACTGGGTCGACGAAGACGAACCGGTCACAGACGGCTGGACCTCGACGCCTCCTGACCAGGACGACGAGTACGCCCGCACGCCGGTCTGCTCGGCTGGCCAGGGCTGTGAGCATCTGTTCGAGGAAGAGGAGCTCGCCGATGGCTGGCTTGCGTCCCCGCTTGACGACGCCCCGCTCACCGCTGCCGAGGTCGGTCCCCAGGAGATGGGCCTGGTCATCGACGACGATGAGCCCGTCATCGAAGGCTTCACTGCCAGCCCGCTGGAAGACGCGCCGCCTGCGAACGACGACATCACCGGGACGTCCAATAACGACTGGGTGGATGAAGACGAACCTGTCACGGATGGGCATCTCTGCTCCCCGAGCGAAGATGTAACGGAAATCACGGCAACCGCGTCGATCACGATGCCGCTGCTGTCGATCAGCGCGACCGGGCTTTATGGGATAGCCACGCTCAACAAGAAGCGCATCCTGCCGCCGCGCAAGCACTCCAGCCTCGTGTCGGACAAGAAGAAGCTGCCGACGGACAGCCTGGCCATGATGCAGTCCGTCAATGACGCGCTCACCGGGACCACGTCCCAGAAAATGGTGTCGGGGGCCATGTCGAACGTCTCGCAGATCAGTCTTGGTGGGCTCCAGATGTACGTCGGCAGCGGCGTGCCCCAGTTCGCGGCGGAGCCTGGTTCGATTTACCTGAACATCAGCGGCGGCGCTGGAGGCACGATGTACGTGAAGGAGAGCTTGTCCAAGTCTACCGTCTGGGTTGCAAAATAGATGACCATCGATCATAGTCCCGCTCAATCTGGCATAGGAACCCGCGCCAGTAGCTCGACATCGACAGCTACGAGGTTCCTTTGACCCTTCCATCAATCACGTCCCCGAAGCGCGTATTTGACGCCCAGCCAGTCAACGAGCTGTGCAACAGCCCTGACGTGCGCCCCTACCTGGGCGGCTTCCTGGACGAGCCGGTCGACCTCACGAACGTGATCTCCAACACCAACAACGTCGTCCTGGAGATGGACGGCTTCGTTGGCATCTACGTCGCGATCCAGCCAGGCCTGTTCGAGGTCCACACCCAGGCATCGAAGGAAGCGCGCGAGGGCGGCCTGGTCCTGCCCGCGGCCAAGGCGTCGCTGGAGCATATGTTCCTCAAGACGAACTGCATTGAGGTCATCACCAGGGTTCCGAAGGCCAACAAGGCGGCGCGTGCGCTCGTCCAGGCGACCGGCTTCAAGCTCCAGTTCGAGGTGGCGCAGGGCTGGCAGGTCAACGGCGAGGTGATGCCGTGTGACATCTACGCGATCTCCTTGACCGACTGGCTGAACATCGGCGAGCACCTGGAGTCGTACGGCAAGGAGTTCCACGATCACGTCGAGGCGGCCTGCCAGAAGGCTGGGGTCGAGCGGTCAGAGCATCCGGATGATGCGGTGCACGAGCGCATGGCCGGAGCGGCCTACATGATGATCCGCAGCGGCCACGTCGGAAAGGCTGTGCTGTCCTACAACCGGTGGGCCGCGATGGCTGGCTACATGCCGATCTCGCCCGTCTCACTCACGCCTATGATCATTCACATCGGAGACATGGCTGTGCTCGTCCGCGATGACGGCAGCCTGGAGGTCGTCAAATGCCAATAGGAGCTACAATCGGGGCTGTCGGTGCCCTTGGTGGGGCACTGATCTCCAGCAGCGCAGCGAAGAAGGCGGCGAAGACGCAGGCGGCCGGAGCGGCTGCGGCACAGCTCACGCAGCAAAACAACCTGGCCGACATCAAGGGCCACCTTCAGCCGTACCTGGATGCAGGCACGCAGGCGCTGCCGCAGCTCACCCAGGCGATCACGGGCATCGGCAACGGCAACTCAGACTCGATGATGGCGGCCCTGGAGAAGTACCCAGGCTACCAATTCGCCCTCAAGCAGGGGATGCAGGGCCTCAACGCCGAGGCAGCCAAGCAGGGCTCGCGCCTGGGCGGCAACCAGTTGGCCGGTGCTATCGACTTCATGAAGAACTCGGCGAGCTCGCTGTTCGACAAGTACCTGGGCAACCTGGGCAACCTGACAGGCATGGGCGAGCGCGCGAACGCGACGTACGCATCGGCGGCCACCGGCACGGCGAACAACGTCAGCCAGCTTCAGACCGACGCGGCTGCTGCACGCGCCCAGGGCCAGGCGGCCAATGGACAAATCTGGAGCAACTTCGCGGCCAACACGCTGCCTGCGATGGTGGGCAAGATAGGAAAGAAGGACCCAGGTAGCTGGCTCAACAAGCCGGTTCAGAGCCTCTGGCAAAGCAGTGCGCCTACAGTGCAGACCTCCGGGTCTTATCAAGAAGCAGGTTCAGGAGGGTTCGGTCATGGCTGATGGTCTCGGTATTCCAGGCGGCGCGATTGCGCCGACACCTGCCAGCGGCTGGGCCTTCACGGACGGTGAGCTGGCTGGCCAGAACATCAGGATGAATGACCTGAAGTTGGCACAAGCCCAGGCCGGTGCCGACGCGCAGACCCAGGCGCAGAAGGCCCAGGAGCTGATGCGTGCGATGGAGATCGGCAAGAGCGACCCCAATCAGTGGGACTCGGCCATGACATCCTTGGCCCAGAGCGGCAACCAGCAGGCGGCTTCGCTCATCGGCAAGTGGAACCCAGTCAGGGCTCCGATGATGTTGCAGTCCTGGCAGAACGCTTACAACAGCGGCATCAACCGGAACGGCTCGATCACCGACCCGTCGACACCGGAAGCCGCCTCCGGTTATACGCCAGGCGCAGCACCGGCCGCTGGCAAGCCGCGCACGGGTGGCGCACCGGACTACGTGACCACGGCCATCGACCGCATGACACCGGACGAGCGGATGGCGGCTGCGAAGAAGTATAACCACGTCGTCAACGCGATGAGCGGCGTCAACAATGAGGCCGACCTCCAGGCTGTGATGGAAGACCTGCAAGGGCGCGGGATGATCTCGCCGGAGCACGCTCAGCAGTACTTGCAAGCGTTCACCAACCCTGTAAACGGCTGGAAGAACTTCCAGGACGAGTACCAGCACCAGAAGCTGATCCAGGCCCACCTGAACGAGCTGAACAACGCAACTGCGTTCGGCATCAACCCGGTCACCAACGACCCGACGATCAAGACCGAGTGGGACCCGAAGAACAACCAGGGCGTCGTCACGACGATCACACCAGGCGGTGGGACGACCTTCAGCACCAGCAGCCCGTCTGGCGGCAAACCGACTGGCGCATTCCCGGAGGGCCTCAAGGACAGGCATGCGGCTGAGTACCAGGAGTCCAACCAGTGGTCACAGTCCATCGCGCCCGTGCTCAGCCAGAAGACCGCCATCGACTACATCCTGGCGCTCGATCCAAAGGCGACGACCGGCATGGATGAAATTGGCGCGGTCTACAGCATGGTGCGCGCGCTCGACCCGACATCGGCTGTGCGCGAGGGTGAAATCTCGCTGCTCCAAACGGCGCAGTCCTACGTGCAGCGCATGAAGTCGCTCGCGGGTAACGCCAAGGCTGGCCACATCATGACCCCCGAGGTCATCACGCAGATGCAGGACGCTGCCAGGCAGTTGAAGGCAATCGCGAAGCACACGTACGACTTCAAGCTCAAGCAGCAACGCGGCCGTCTCAAGGTCTATGCGCCGTACATCGACCCGGAACGCGCGATCCCCGACCTCTGGTCTGGTGACATGGGCGGGACTGAGGACCTGCCGCCGCCGCCGCCTGGCACCGCGCCCCCGCCGAAGAAGCCGCCGCCACGCACGAACGGCATCGGCGTTTCGCCTATCGTAGAGGGAGTTCACTAATGGCCGGGCAACGGTTCCTTGGCTACAAGACCAAGGAAGGCTTCACCGTCTATTACCCAGCGGACATTCCGCAGGATAAGGCTGCGGCCGACATTCAGCGCAGGCGCGCGGCTGGCACGCTCCAGCCGGAGCCTGATCCCGCCGGTACACGAGGCCCCAATGTGGCGACAGGCCTGGATGGCCTGACCGGTTCTTCTCGTGAGCCTTCGTTCACGCCTGATGGCTCCCTGGAGGTCACCCTTCAGCCCACGCCGCCGCGCTCGCAGTTCGAAGAGGTCCCGGCCCAGCCGTCCTCGTATGAGGAAACGACGTCCGGTCCCCCTCTTGGCATCCTGACCGGCAACGCGCAGCCCAAGCTGGCTGGCAATGACCTGGCTGCTGGCCGCCTCGTGGAAGGCATGCAGGGAGTTGGGTTCGACTTTGGCGATGAGGCGCTGGGCGCTGGCGCGGCGACACTGGACAACATGACCGGGTCTGAGCCTGGCCGACCGATTGGTGCTGGCCCAGCCCCAGGGCAGAAGCCGCAGACCTGGACATCGAAGTACGAATACTACCGTGACCGAGCGCGCGACCTGGACGCCAGGATGCTCTCCGAGCGGCCATATGAAGCCTATGGCACGCGCATCGCCGGAGCCGTCGCGACAGGCGTGGCAACCCTCCCCAAGCTCAGCCTGGCTGCGATCAAGCGTGTGGCTCCTGAGATGGCGGAGCGCCTGGCGGCCAAGAAGATCGCTCCGAAGGTCGCCGCTGGTGGTGCGATGACGACGGAAGCCGCAGCCACGCTTGCCGACCGCATGGTCGACGGCGCGGTCCAGGGGATGATCGGCGGAGGCCTGGCGGGCTTCGGTGCTGGTGGTTCTGGAGACCCCGAGTCGTCGCTCCTGGAAGAGACTGCGGCGCGCGTTGGTGGTGCAGGGCTTGGAGCTCTGACCGGTGCTGGCCTTGGAGCCGTGATCCCGCCTGCCGCGTCGACGCTGGCAGCAGGAGGCCGCTGGCTTGGCACGACAGTCGCTCCAGGGCTCTTCAACCCGGAGAAGCAAGCGGCCCGAGTGTTCGCGTCCGGGATCGGAGACGACCTGGCTGTGTCACCACAGATGGGCCCGAATGCCCCTGGACCGGCAGCTCAGATGGCGGGGCCTGGCGGTAACGCGATCAACGATTTGACGTTCTCGGACGTGTCATCGAACGCGCGCGACATGCTCGGCACCGTCGCCAGGGCTGGTGGCCAGGGCGGCAAGCGCGCGAAGGACTTCCTGGAGTCACGGCAGCTTGGTGACCCGATGCAGGGGGAGGCTGGTGGCGGTCAGTGGACGCAGTCGCTTCGGCACATCCGCGAGGCTGTCAGCGCTGCAAACACCCACGATCTGATCCGCTCTATATCCGAAACCCTCTCGCGTGCTGCGAAGCCGCTCTATGATAAAGCTCGGGCTTGGCCCGCTCCGAACAGTCCTGAAGCCGCTGAGCTTCTCCGCAACCCACGCATAAAGGCTGCGATCAAGGAAGGCATCCAGGTTGCCAAGGACTTTGGCGAGCTGCCGTCGAACTTCAAAATGCCTGATGCTGAGCTGCCGGATGCCACGGTCCCGATCCAGGTCTGGCACGTTGCGAAGATTGGCCTCGACGTGATGATCGAGCGCGCGGCCAAGAAGAGCGGGATGAAGGCGGCGTCCATCAAGGCGTTGCAAGGCCGCCTGCTCGACATGCTTGACGAGGCGACCGGTGGGGGCGCTGGCAAGCCTGGCGACTATACGATTGCGCGGAACACGTATAGCGGCATCGCAAAGCTGCGCGAAGCGGTCCAGACAGGTACGGAGATATTCAAGGGGTCGCTTCAGGACGTTCGCTCGCATGTTGCAAAACTCTCTGGTCCGGAACGGCAACTGTACATTGCCGGTGTGGCTCAAGCGCTTGAGCAGAAGGTAACCGGAAAGGTCATCGGCGGCGACAGCGCACGCATCTTTTTCAACACGCCTGACATCCAGATGCGCCTGGGAGCGGCCTTCTCTCCCCAGCAGTACAAGGAGTTCATCGGCCGCATGATGGCCGAGAGCAACAAGTTCAAATCCTTCATGGAGCTCGGCAACTCGTCGACGGCGGAGCGCATTGCGAAGGATGCAGCGCTGGAAGAGACAATCACCAACGGCGGCACGGCCGAGAGCATCGTGGCCGCGGCGCGCGGCGGCACTGGTGGTCTCTACCATGCACTGACCGGATGGCTCGGTCGGACACTGGCTTCGAACCAGCCGGGCGGCTTACATGATGCTGTTCGAAACGAGCTGTCGAAGATGCTGACCGAGACCGATCCGAAGAAGCAGCAGGTCTATGCGGACATGATCTTTGCTGCGGCCAACCGCATCATCGGTCGTCAGCGTGCCGGTCGCGTTGTGCGCCAGGGCATGCAGGCCTCCGGTCGCGGCGCGGTGTCAGCTCTTGGGGCAGACTCGCGACCAGACATGAGCAATGTGCCGCCGCCTGGTTTCAAGCGGCACAGCGATGGTGCCTGGTACGGCAAGAACCCAAAGGTTCCTGGCGGCTATCTGAAGTGGACGCCTGACAAACGATAGAGGTGGCACATGCCCTTTGAACCAATCGACTACCTTCCTCATGGGTTGCAGTTCGATGATCCGGACGAGTCCGTGGTCATGCCGATCCGTCGGCCGCCTGCGCCCATGCCGTACTCGCAGCCGATCCAGCGCAGGATGCCAGCCCAGGCTCCTGGTCGCGTGTCGTACGGTCCGTCGCCGGTTCAGGAGCAGCCTGGCCTCGACGCCCCCCTCAACGAAGGGGCGTGGAACAACATGCAGCGCCAAAAGCAGTTCGCGCAGGGAATGATTGACCGGGGCAGGCACATGCAGGCGGGCCAGTACCTGAACCAGAAGCTGGGGCAGCTCGGGCCGAACGACCCGGAGCGCAGCGTCTACAATTACCTGAAGGCCCTGCATACCTACTCCGGCGACATGGACCGGCTGATCGCTCAGAACAGGCCCCGCCAACGTCCGATGCTTCCGTCGGAAGAGCCGATGGAAGACCAGCTCCGCAAGGGCTACATCCCGTCCGACCAGGAGGCGAACTGGACCGGGCAGGGCGGCGGCAACCGGCCGGTTAGCGGCACGAACACGCTACGACCCGGCATGACGGTCGGCGGCTACACCTACATGGGTGGCAATTATCGTGACAAGAACAACTGGAAACAGCGGTAGGCACAATGGCGAATCCTTGGGAGTTCAACTGGGTCACGGACGACGATCAGGCTCCGGCGCAGCCGCCTGTAGCGAAGCCGCCTGTAGCGCAGCCGCCGACCACCCCCCCCTGGATGCTGAACTTTGACTTTAACCGGGCCGAGCAGTCGGCTGCGTCCCAGGACTATCGCCGCATCAAGCCTATGGTGACCATTGGCCAGTCCAACGTCGCCAACAACCTGATCAACGAAGAGTACCAGGCTCCGGAGCTGCTGCACGAGGACGCGAACACCCAGGACTTCGTGAGGCCTGAAGGCGAGCTCTTCCACGCGCGCTCCTTCGTGCCTGGTGTGACGCCGTCCCAGGGCGAGCCGTTGTCGCTGGAGGAGCCTGGCTGGTTCCGTGCGACCGCAGGCCAGGTCGGCAAGGGCGTGGGCGACATGGCCCAGACCGTGGCGACGCTGGCTGACGGCACTCCGGCGAACATGCGTCGACTTCCGCTGGACAAGACCGACAGCCCGATCAACGTAGCGAACGACGACTGGAGCCTGACCGCCAAGAAGATCACGTCGCGTGCGATGCGTATGGCACCGATGGCTCTTCAAGTGATGGCTGGAGCGATGATGGGCGCTGGTCCGACGGTGGCGCTCAGCACGGCTGTTGAAGGCGGCGCTGGTGGCGCAATGGTTGGCACCTGGTTGCAGTCCGCAGGCCCGAAGTTCCAGGCTGCGTTACAGAAGTATCCGGATGATCCGGAGCGTGCCTGGCAGGAAGCCGGGAATGCCGCCCTGATCGACACGGGGTTCGCGGGCGCGGCTGGATTGCTGATGGGGGCCAACCCGTTCTCCAACGAGATCGCGAACGGCGTTTTCCAGATGTTCGGTCTGCAACCGACAGTTGGCATCTGGAATATGATCGCCGATGAGGAGTACACGGGCGACCGCTCGGACCAGTCGTTCCTGGACCGCTACATCGAAAACGTGGGCCCATCCGTCCTCCAGACGGGCGCGGAGAGGCTGGGCTCTGTACTAGGGCTCGGTGACCACCAACCCGGCTCCAGCCTTCCTGGAGGCCCTGACGGCCCTGGCGGGGCTGGTGGCGACGAGCACTTCATCAACGGCATCCAGGAGGCACGGCCGTCCGACTACGCCCACCTGAACGGTAGCGATCCGCGGAGCCAACAGGCTGGCGCTGCCCCAACGGACATCAAACCAAGGGCAAAGCCCGCCGACCAGGGTGTGAACCTGGGCGAAGAACACCGGGTGCATGGCAAGAACGAGGACCACAACGTCAGGTACGATCACCTGGACGACGGCCGCGTTCGGCGAACAGTCACCTATGATGATGGCCAAACGGACCGTCATGTCCTTGAAGAGGACGACAAGACCGGCGACGCGGACTGGGTCAACCAGGACATGAGGTCTGCCGGGAAGACCAGGCCGTCGACCCCTTTGAAGCTATCTCCGGAAGTGGCTCAATCATGGGCTGAGTCTGACTACCAGGGCATGCACAACGATGGTCAGCAGCCGCGCAGAACCGTTCGCTACCAGAAGGCGGACGAGGAGCCGGTCGACACCAGGCTGCGCGACATCAACGAGCAGCTCCCGCTCAAGTCGCGCGAGGTCTTCGACAACCTGAAGCTCTCCAAGGCCCCCATGTCGGACTGGCATGGCATCATGCTGAACAAGGGCGTGAAGCCGGAGGAGATGAAGGACCTGGGGCTCACCGCTGAGTTCAAGAAGGACCCGAAGAAGGCGTGGTCGCGGGCCGAGATCGATGCGCTCATCAAGCGCAACACGCCGGTCTTCAAGGAGCACCTGTACTCGGCGGCCAGGCACGACGAGAAACGCTACGTCCTGATTCAGGACCGATCTAACCCATACGTGAATGACCCAGATGGGGCATTCAGGTGGGTCGATCAGAGGACTGGTGAGAAGACTGGTGAGTTCGCCAGCAAGGACGAAGCTCTGACCTCACCGCCCCCGGACGCCATCGAGATGGTGGATACGGATGGCGTTACACATGATGGCCCGCTCTCCGAAGTCGGCTACTCCAAGTGGGACAAATACACCGGCCAGGAGCTCGTCTCCCCAGGGGTCGGCAACTACGAAGAGCGAGTCGTCCAGCAGGTCAAGGAGCGCCCGTCGCTCAAGAGTCTGACGGAGTATGTCGGCGAGAGGCTTGGTTCAGACTCTCGTGAGCTGTGGTCACGGATGTCGCTGGAGGAAAAAGAGGCGTTCAACAAGGACTACGAGCGGGACGTTGTTGAGCCGTGGAAGGACGCCTCGCAGCAGTGGAATGACAGCCGCTGGAACATCGGCGACACGCACGGTGACCACTTTGGCCACAAGAACTCCGTGTTCCACAACCGCTATGGCACGCTGGAGTTCGACGACGGAGTAACCTCCCTTCAAGACGACGAGGCTCAGTCTGACGTCATCCAGAGGGGACGGACGGAAGGGTTCCGCGAAGAGTCGCCAACCGCCATCCGCAACCGAGCGGATGCCCTCCAAGATGAGTTCAAGAGCAAGCACGCAGCCTGGAACGCCATCCTCAGCGACTACAGCGGCCTTGTTGAAAAGTTGGTGGGGATCGGCCCCACCGAGCCCAGCATGCGTAACCGGGTCGCCCCCAGAGCCAAGCACCTCCTGGAGTTGGCTGAGCGCGATCCGGCCGATGCCGCCAGGATGGGCTACTCGCCATACGAGCAGGAGATTGCAAGGCGGGACTACGACGAGGTCATCCGCCTTCAGGCCGAGTGGCAGGCTCTCGACCAGAAGCGCATGGACGTCGAGAGCGAAGTCAACCGGACGCCGATAGTCCCGCACCTGGATTCCTGGGGCAAGACGTCGATGAAGCGCATGGTCCAGGTCGCGCTGTCGAAAGGTCTGCGCCACATCTCCTGGACGACGGGCGAGCAGCAGGCCAAGCGCAACAGCCTGGAAAATAAGCTGGAGCATATCACCTTCCGCCCGGCCGACCGCAGCAACCCCAACGGTGACAAGGTCGTCTGGACTGCCGTCAAGATTGGTGGCGACACGCCAATCAATCACCGGGAGTCGACGTTCAAGGACCTTGCCGACCACATCAGCGCAGAGCACGCCAAGAAGATATTCGACAAGGCGAAGACGTGGGACCCTGAAGGCAACCAGGACACATGGCTGCGCTACGAGGGTGAAGACCTGAAGACGGGCGGCGAGTTCCACAAGAAGCTCTACGACCAAAAGAAGGTTGAGTGGGCCAGGGAGCTCGGCAAGCCGTTCGGGTTCAAGCCGGAGCTCAAGTCCGCGTCGCACGACCCGACCAACATGCCACAGACGCTCAACCCGTTCAGCGTAGGTGACGCTGGCTGGGGCAAGTTCAAGGATGCCGTGAAGGGCGTCCTGACCGACCAGAACGGTCTCGCGTACGAGCTCCTGGACCCGATGATGCGCGTCTACGAGGAGATGAACCTCATGGAGAAACAGGGGGGTGGGTCATCCGCCGACCTGGTCGACTTCATGCACTACTACTTGTCCACCAACGACCGGAACAAGGTCCTCAAGGTTCTGGCCAGCAAGGTTCCTGAAGCGATTGGCAATGGTCGCAAGGTGGCGATTGACCATCCGATTGGCAGCGAAGGTCGCCGCCAGATGCTGGCCGCCATCACCAAGCTCAATCAAAAAGTGAAGGCTGGCGATTACACGCGCCTCCTTCGCTCCTGGTTCAATAGGAACGACTTCAGGAACCCTCACCTCCTAGACGATCTCGAATTTACGGTTCAGACCCCGAACCGGGACATGCCTGGATACTTCGATAGCCTTCGTGAGCGGCTGGATTCGCAGGATGACGCCGACCTGCTCATGCGCGCCATCCAGCACGAACAGAGGTCGATGTTCGGGGATAGCGCCAAGCCCCTCTTTGAGATGGCACATACCGCAAGGACCCCGCGCCAGATGTGGCGCATGGAAATCACCCCGAAGATGGGGAAACAGTTCCGCTACCAGATCGCCAAGGAGGAGGAGGAGGCTCGCCCTGGCACGCTGGCTGTGGTGCACAACATCTCGGCCGATGCTCTGATCCACGCTGACCGCATGGGTGGCCTTGCGGCCCCGTCGATTGGCATCGTGAAGGCAGAACATGGACTGCCTGGGTTCGGCGAAATCTCCCTGCTTGGGCATGCCGACCTGATCGACCCGCAGCGCTCTCAGCACAACAAGGTCTATGACTCGGACATCTACTCGCCCCGCTACCCGTACACCGGGGCGAAGATCGACATGGCCAAGCTCCCCCTGATGAAGGAGATTCTCGCCGACGAGATCAGGCGCTCCGGCCACGAGCGCGAGCCCGTGCCGTCTGACTTCGGCAAGGACGCATCACCTCACTACTTCGGGAGCATCCACCCTGCGATCATGAAGTTCGCCAGGGAGCACGGGATCATCGGGGCGGATGAGAACATCATGTCGCCGCATGGGCAGGGTAAGGGCAAGAAGCCAACCCCGGAAGCCAAGGCGGCAGCGGTTGCTCGGACCAAAGAGGTGGCCGCTCAGGTCTCCAAGCACCCCAGGCTCAAGGCCTGGATCGACCGGACCTTCCGGCCCATGTTCAAGGACGAGTACGTCCGCGCTCGCCCAGGTTGGAAGTTCCAGGGGGACCTGCCGCACACGCTGGAAAACGTGGTGCGGATGATGACCGACACCGACGACATCCGCGCCACTGGAGACTTTTCCTCCGTTGGCCGTGTGCGTGGGGCGCAGGCCCAGCAGTTCAAAACCCTCGACGAGATCAGGGCGGCCTCTGACAGGCTGGCTCCGAAGTCTGCCTTCACCAAGGACTTCGATGAGGTCAACAAAATCTATAGCGACCTGATCGGTAGCCTTTCGGAAAAGGTTCCGGAGGAGGTCGCAGCGCGTAAGGGTGAGGTCTTCGGGGGCGCATATCGTGGCCCGTCGAACGCCTGGGCCGCCGAAGCGCTCACGGAAGCGGCGCGCACCGGGGACGTCGCTGGCTCGATCAGGGCGAAGATTCCTCGCGCGACGGACGAAGAGATCGCGAGCGCGACCGAAATGCTCAGTCGCCTGAAGGTTATGCCGCGGCCGTACTTTGAAGCGAAGGTCACGCGACCAGTTGGGATCGACGAGTTCAGCGCAGCGGTGGTTCCGTCCAACCTCCGCGAGGACGCCTCAGCGGTTCTCGACAAAAACGGTGTGGCAGAGCGCATCATCTATCAGCACTCGGACGACCCTATTCAGAACGAGTTCAATCGTAACCAGGCGATAGCCGCTTACAAGAAGCTGCGGCTCCAGCGGACCGAGGGCGGCGGCGAGCTCACCGGCAACATGGACGACCTGCGGAAGGTCTCTCTGACGAAGGAGCAGGCGGCCAAGCACGCCCCGCTCATGAAGTCGATCATCGAGGAAATCCAGCGCATCGCGCCAGGGGCCAAGGTGGCCTTCGTCGAACGCCTGCTGACCCGCGGCGAGGACGGCCGCATGTCCCCCCTGGGTGGTGTGAACTTCGGCGAAATGGTCGTCGTGGCGCTCCGCAACAAGGATGCGATGGGGTCGGGTAGGCACGAGGGCGGCCACGTCGTCGTCGACTTCTTCAAGGGCCTTGGCATCTTCAAGCCGCACGAGTGGGAAGCCCTCACGCGCTACGCCAAGGAGAAGCTGTTCAAAAAACACGAGAAGTTCCTGAGTTACTACGAGAACAAGGGCCCCGACGTGATGATGTCGGAAGCCATCGTCCAGGAGCTCGGGGTCGGCCGCCCGACGAAGTTCAAGGGCTACCCGCCGATCATCCGCAAGATGCTCTACCGCATGGACGGAGTCCTGAAGGCGATCCGCGTCGGCGTGCATCGCGTCCTGGGCAAGAAGGTCAAGGGCGAGGACGTCATGGCCATGCTGGACGCCGGTCACATCGGTGCCCGCGCCAAGCGGAAGCTGAGGAAGCTCGGGGCAACGGCGACCACGGACTACGGCCTGGCGACGGACGCTTCCGGCAAGGTGCACTACCAGGTCACGCCGGAGTCCAAGCTCGACAACGTCTTCGACAGCGCCCTGGACATCGCCCTTGGGTCGACCAAGCTCACCAGGGGCCACGGGGCCCAGTGGCGAGCGGAGCTCATCAAGCAGGGTGTGAAGCCGGAGGAGCTGCGCGACACCGGCCTGGAGCATCTGTTCACCGAGTTCAAAGACAAGCCGCTGACCAAGGACCACGTCGTCAACCGGCGCGAGGACAACCGCACCGAGCTGCACGTCATTATCAAGGACGACGGCACGAAGCCGCTGTCGCGGGCATTGACGGTCCAGGAAGAGAAGAAGAAGCCGGTGCCAGCCGCGCCGCCCGCGGACCCGGACTTTCCAGGCGATCCGTTCGAGACGGTTGACATGGACGAATCTCGCTTCGACGATATGGACGACGTCAGGGAGTACATCCGGGACAACTTCGCCTCAGACGAAATTAGCGACCGCTTGGATCACTACGATGGCGGCGACGACAACCCGCGCACCCGGTACGAGCACCGCGAGTACGACAACCCAGCCTATCGGGTCGTGGAGCGCGACGGTCGTGGGGAAACCGTCGACTACCACGACATCCATGAAAGCGAGAGCGACGCTGACTGGGACGTTAGCAACAACCGGTATATGAAGCCCACGGTCTACTTCCACGGCAAGCCGCGTGAGGTCGGAGGGTTGCTGACCCGCCTGATGGGAAGGCCTTCGAAGTGGGAGGTCGACATTCACCAGCATGCCACGAACAGGAAGAACAAGCCCGTCGATATTGGCGGAGAAGAGATCGACACCGACGAGCTGTCAAACGATGACCAGCCGGAGTACCAGCTCTCCGACCCTGACAATCACGATCATGACGCGGATTTTCACAACCACGAGGTCAAGGAAACTATCGTTGGCGACAGTGAAGAAGAGGCCATCAAGAAGGCGCTTCAACACATCCGCGACGAGTCCCGCGTCTTCTACACCGAGGAGGAGCCGCAGGAAGGCTACCGGGTCTACGACCTGAAGAACGACGACTGGGAGGAATCCGGCGACCACTTTGAAACGGAGCGCTCTGGCGAGCGTGCCGCTGAGCGCCTGAACAACGATTGGTATGAAGAATGGTCCGAGCAGGCTCACGACGAAATAGAAGAGGAGCTGAACGATGACCACGACTGGTGGGTGTCACAGGCCGTTGACGCATTGGTCGATGAAGCTGGGTCAGAGCTGGATCATAACGACCTGGCGGATCGCGTGCGGCACCACTGGTACGGTAACAATCGCCGTCGGAACAACAACAACAACCGACCACGTATCCCGACCTCAGTGGATAGCACCCGGTACGGCAGCTACAACCTCAAGGGTGGTGGCACCTACAAGCGCGAGTACCTGGTGACGATCCCGACGCTGCCAGACAAGCTGCTGCTCGCGCCTCCTGGTGAGAACGCTGTGCAGATTTACCAGCCAGACCCGTCCTCTCCGGCAGAGCGAATCCGGGACCAGGTCAGCAGAGGCCTGCCATCGCACTTCGGATCGGATGACCATCGCAACATCGCGCAGCATTTCCGCGCGCAGGACTTTGAAGCGGAAGACGGTGGCAAGGCCATCGTGTTCGAGGAAGACCAGTCCGACCCGCACCAGGCAGCTCGCCAGGCAGCCAAGATTCTGGCCGATGTGCTTGGCCCGCGCGAACAAGGGTATACTGGGTACGGGGCAGAAGAGCGCGAGCTTAAGTACCTGGGGACCACAGAGCTCAACAAGCATAAGGAGGGCGTGAGGGATAACGCACGCGCGCTCTCACATGCCCTGAAAGAAGCCATCTCGTTGAACCTCGACCTGAAGCGTCTGTACGACACGGACCCGCGCAAGGGAGAGGACTGGACGTTTGGCGACTACGCCAAGTGGGACGACGTGGAGTACACTTCGGAATACCTTGGCGTCGACTCCGACAAAATCCCAAGTCACATGCAAGGGGCGGTGAGATACCTGAAGGAGCAGCTCAAGAAGCTGCCAAGCCGGGGGATTGTACCGAACGCCTCTAACGCGCTTGTTGAGGCCGAATTATTGTCGCGCGCAAGGCTTCGCATTGGCCGCGGAATCAACAAGTCGGATGAAGCCTGGTCGAAGCTCATGTCAGCCGATCCTCAGCCAGACAGCCTTCCCCACAAAGACTCGTGGCCGATGGTCGCCCTCAAGTACATCCTGCATGAGGCGATTGTGAACGGCTACGACTGGGTCGGCATGCCCACGGGCGCGCAGCAGGTCGAGCGCTATCCAGGGGCCCTGCGGACCGCGGTGAAGAAGCTGGTCTGGAAGGAGCGCCGCGACGGCAAGTTCGACCTTGAGATCGACATGCAGAAAGACCGGCAGCACCGGCAGCGGCACGTCCTGGAAGGGCTGACGGAGCTCGACATCAAGAACAACCTTGGCAAGGCTGGGGCGGAGCAGATCGTCCAGCAACGGCACGGGCACAACTCCGCGTTCGATCCGACAGATAAGTACATCGCGTCTGGCACCATCGAAGATGGCGGCCTCGCGATCAATAACCAGGGCATGATGAACTTCTACGACAAGACCGTTCAGAAGGACTCGAAGGCCTTCCTGGCGAAGATGGGCCTGAAGTGGGGGACGCTGCGGGTCGTGAAGAACCCAGCAGAGGCGTGGGCGGTCACTGGTCAGCACCGTTGGGAACAATCAGGACTCCGAGAAAACGTCGAATCGTTCAGCACGCGCGAAGCGGCCGAGGCATACGCCGAAGCCAAGCGACTTCAGAACGAGAGCGACATCGCGGAGGGGTCGACGCCATCGTGGTCGGAGCTGAAGGTTGAGCGGAACGCCAAAGCCTTCCACGAAATCCACGGCATCAAGGTCACGCCGGAGGCTCGCCAGGGCTACCAGACGGAGATCACGGACAAGGCTGGTGTGGTTGTGAAGCCTGCCAACAAGATGCTGCGCTACCAGATCGCGGACGGCGAGACGGACTACGCTGACCGCGTAGCCAGGGCGACGACCGATACACCTGCGTTCAAACGCTTCTTTGAAGGCAGTGTTGCAACAACTCCTGACGGCCGCCCGCTCAAGCTGTTCCGCGGCCAGCGTCGCAATGCCAGGGAGGATGGGTTTACCCTCACCAGTGGCCGGGCGACGCCGTCCTTCACGCCTGATCCGGATGTGGCGTCCGTCTACTCCAGGCAGTTGCCAGGCAAGCAGTACGGCGCTGGATCGAACGTGCTGCCCACCTACCTGTCAATCAAGAAGCCCCTGGACCTGCGCGCCGTCGGCGAACACCCATCGCTGGGCGACGTCGTCGAGCTCCTGAACTACGACTGGAACGAGCCTACAGGCCTGCACGATGGCAAGGTCGGATACATCGACATCGCGGAAGCTCTTCGGGACATGGACACCACGGCTTACCGCACTGGTGCCGAGCACGACATTCGCGCGGGGGACAGCGACGGCATGCAGGTCCGCAGCTTTGACGAGCTGGCCGATCTGATCGAGCAGCTCGGCGAAGACGGCAAGTACGAGGAGCTGGAGAACGCCCTGCACGACAGTTCGCTGGACGCCTACAGCTTCGCGGACTCACCCATGTTCGTCGACATGCTGAAGCAGCTTGGCTACGACGGCGTGATCCACAAGGACGTCTTCGAAGGCGGCGCTGACCACTACGAGCCTGGCAGGGACAAGCTGGAGGAGGGCAGCACTGGCGTTCCGGTTCATGACACCTACCGGCCGTTCGAGCAGGGGCAGGTGAAGTCGACGCACAACAGCGGCACCTGGAACAGGGGCGACAAGCGCATCCTCTACCAGGCGGCAGGTGACCCGGAGAGCCATAACTTCAAGAAGTGGTTCGGCATTTCCAGGGTTGTCGATGGCAAGGGCAAGCCGCTCGCGCTGTACCGCGGTGAGCACGGGGAGCCTAACGGCGAGGACATCCAGACCAGGCTGCCGTCCATCACGCTCGTCGAGGACCCGGACATGGCGAGCATGTATGCCCTAGAGCCAAACATCCGCAGAGACGTTGCGGAGGCCCCAAGGGTTGGCACGTACTACGCCAGGATCGAGCACCCGATCTTCGAAGACAAGGATGATCCGTTTACCGAGCTCGCCCCATTGGTTCGGAAGTTGGGCAAGCGCGAGTTGCTCAAGGTGATCGAGGACGGCGACGTCCTGGAGAGCGCCATCATGGACACGGACAATTGGCACGAGAAGTTCGACGACTACGATTCTGTGAGGGAACTCCTGGACGAGAACCCGGCCGCCATCAACGACCTTTACATTCAGGCCAACATCCTCCTGGACGACCCTGGGTTTGTGAAGCTGGCGGCGTCGAAGGGCTATGACGGAGCAATCCATCTCGCGTGGAGCGCTGCCAAGGATGCCGTCGAATACCGCGTGTTCGACCAGGGGCAGATCAAGGGCGTCAACAACGGCGGCGAATGGAGCACGACCGACAAGCGGGTCATGTACCAGAAGGAGCTGCCGTATGTGCCGGTGAAGGATAAATACAAAAAGGGCGAGCTGGCCCCGGCGGACCCGAAGGTCAACACGCCGGAGTTCAAGTCCTGGTGGAAGAAGAGCCACGCCATCGACAGCGTCGGTCATCCGATCACGGTGTTCCACGGGTCGAACCACGACATCACCGAGTTCAAGCCTGGCAACAACGGGAACTTCTTTGGCAACAGGTTCTACTTCACCAATAGCCGTGACGACGCCTCGTTTAACTACACCGGCTACGACGCCCCGGACTTCGATCAGAGGGCGTGGGATCACGCCGCGTCGGAAGCTCCCACATTGACCACGAAGGAGCTGGAGCAGAAAGTGAAGGAGTGGAAGCAGGCAACCACGGCGCATGAGGGGGCTATCTATTCGTTCTACCTCAGCATCCAAAAGCCCCTCTACCTTGGAGGGCCAAACGAAACCAGCATCCCGAAGTCAACAATGCACGCGATGCTGGACCACCTGCCGAGCGTTCTGAAGGGAGTCGATGGTGACCTCTACAAGAACAAGGTGGTGAGGCAGAAGTTCACTGAATGGCTTTCCAAAATCATGAACACGGTGCCACACGGGACAACGATTGGGGCGGGCTACTTTGTCTGGCAACTGATGGACGACCCGAAGTTGTTGCATGCCGTAATGACAGAGCTTCCGAAGTTTCGGGCTGACAACCCGATCCCGGAAGTGATGCGGAGCCTGTTCGAGAAGATGGGCTACGACGGCGTCATCGATACGGAAGTAAAGGACCGCTGGCCTGCTCAGTTCGACGGTGGTAGCGCAGAGCGCCCCCGCATCGACGACGACGTCGTGCATTACATCGCCTTCCACCCGAACCAGATCAAATCGGTCAACAACACCGGTTCGTTCAGCGAGCGCATGAACCACATCCTGTACCAGATGGGTGACAAGTTCGACACGAAGTACGAGGACGCGCCCCAGGGCGGCCGGTTCCTCGACACCCTTCGTGACGGCTTTGCCAACGGCAAGGTCGACGCTGGCGAGCAGGCCACCATCTCGGACCAGCAGGGAGACCTGGAGCGGGTCTACAAGAAGGACTGGCTGGAGCAGCGCCGCGGGGCACCGCACCTGAAGCAGTTCGCCATCATGCTGCACGGCAAGCCCATCGGCCGCATCAACGGCACGGTGAGTGGCGAAAGCATGGAGGTGAGCTGGCTCGGAATGCTGGGCGGCGACGACGGACTCAGCGATAGCTCGATTCAGCATCTTGGTGCTATCTTGCGCCAGGCACTGCCACGGGGGGTCAAGAAGTTGACCGGCCTGCGGAAGCGCGCAGAGCAAAAATCCGAACAGCCACCGATCCGGCCACGACTGCCTGCGCCGAAGCCTATCCCACGCATCACCACCACCAGGGAGCGGGAAGACCCGCTGCTCGATTATTATCGAGACCTTGGCGTCGATTTAGGGGACTAGCCATGCCAGCCACCAACAGAGTTCCGCAGCCCTTCTTGCAGCCGGTCGACGGCTCCGGGAACCCGTATCCTGGCGGGCTGCTCTACTTCTACCTGACGGGTACGACGACCCCGTCGAACACGTACTCCGACACCGCGCAGACGGTTCCGAACACGAACCCTGTCGTCGCGGACGGCTCTGGCATGTTCCCGGTGATCTACCTGGCGTCAGGCGTCACCTACGACGCGGTGCTGAAGAACTCGTCGGGTTCGACGATCTGGACGGCGACGGCGATAGCGTCCGGAACCGTGTCGGCTGCGAGCACGACGGTCGCTGGCACCGTGGAGCTGGCGACGCAGACGGAGGCCGTCATCGGGACGGACACAGCCAGGGCCATGACCCCCCAGGACACAGCCTCTGCGATCCAGCAGGGGTTCAGCTACGGCACGACCAGCGGCACGGCAAACGCCATCATCGTCACGCCGACCGTGACACCGTTCTCCCTGGCGGGCGGAACCGTCTGCTACTTCAAGGCAACATCCTCCAACTCATCCGGCACCACGCTGGACTATGGCGGGGTCGGTGCGATCACGGTCAAGGTGGCCACGACCTCTGGCCTGACGGCCTGCGTCGGCGGCGAGATTGTGACCGGCAACACGTACCGCTGCACCTACTCCGCGGTGGACTCGGCCTGGATTCTGGAGCTCGTCGGCTTCACGCCATCAACCATATCGCTGTTCGTAGCCTTGCCTGGTGCAACCGGGCTGGTCATCACCAATGGTGGCGCGACCACGAACATCTCGATCACCTATGACCAGGTCGTGATCGTGGACTCGAATGGCCGAGGCATCGCGTCCCTGGCTGGCTCCTTCACCTGCGACTGCTCGTCGAACGGTGCCCTCAACAAGCTCGACACCGGCTCCATCGCGGCGACGTCCGAGTATCACATCTTCATCATCGCCAAGCCGGATGGCACGGGCGTGGGCTCCCTTGCATCCCTGAGTGCAACAGCTCCGACGCTCCCCACCGGGTACAGCGGCGGGTTCAAGTATCGCATCGGCTGCATGATCACGGGCGGCGCGTCGACGTTCCTGCGTACGAAGCAGATCGGCAGGAAGGTCCAGTACGTTGTCACGGCTGGCTCGACCACAACCTTCATGACGCGACTGACTATCGCCAACGTCGGAGCCACCCTGACAGCCATTCAGGTGCAAGGGTCCACTGGCTCTGGCAACGCAAAGAACATCCCTTCAACAGCCTCAGCGATCTCCATCGTCGTGTGGGAGGGTGGTTTTAATAACCAAAGGCTCATGATTTTCCCCAGCAATGACGGTGGATGGGTCGATGCGAGCCAAACGAGATTTTTCGGCGGCACTTCGATGGGCGCGGGTACGTTCACGGAAACCCAGACGCTGACGGAATTTCAGCTCGAAAGTACCTCGCTCTATTACACGTCGACCGCAGCGGGTGGTGCCACCAATGGCATATGGGTCTGGGGCTGGACGGACAAGGTCAACGCCTGATGCTCGTCAAGCTCATCATTGGCGCGTTCATCGGCGCGATCCTGAACCGGTTGCGTGGTGGCTGGTGGCGGGACCTGCTTGGTCCGCACTGGTACACCGGCACGCACACCATGCGGGCGGTCTGGGCGATCCCGACCGGGGCGCTGACCTACGAGCTGGCCGGTGGGCCGCTCTGGCTGCTGCCGGTCCTGGTGGTCACCGCGTTCGCCTCCTACGCGCTCCTGGGCCACGGGGGGCACATGATGTTCCCTGGGCGGGTTCCAGCCAGCGACATCATCCAGGGGACCCAGACCGAGATCACCACGTCCTGGTGGCTCCCCAAGCTCTTTGGCGGGCTGCCTGACGCGAGCTGGGACACCTGGAGGCGCTGGTCCTTCCACATGACCGGCATGGGCTTCATCGGCCTCCTGCGCTGCTCCCTGGCGATCCTGCCGCTGTTCTGGTTCCACCCGCTCCAGGCGGGGCTGTATGCCGCCTCCGGCGCTCTCCTGGGCGTCGTGTACTGGGCAGGCTGGCGCATCGGCAGCTCGTCGCAGACATCCGAACTCCTGGCTGGTGCGTATCACTGGAGTCTGCTCATCCTGCTGTTCGGAGCTTTCAAATGACCCAAGCGAACTGCAAGTTCTTCTACGGCAACCCGGACATCAACGGTGATGGCATGGCCGACCGCTCCTGGGAAGTCGCCAACCTTGTCCGGTTCGTGCCGCCCTACGACATGGTCCTGGCCTGGGAGCCGACCACCAAGGTCAGCAAGATCGTGGCGCACAAGAACTGCGCCAACGCGATGCAGGACTGCCTGAAGGCCATCGGCCAGCTCTACGACGTCCAGCAGCGCGAGCTCCACGGCTTGCACCTCTACGGTGGCGCGTACAACTTCCGCCTCATGCGAGGCAGCACAAAGCTCTCGACGCACAGCTACGGCTGCGCCATCGACTTGAACCCGACCGGCAACCCGCTCGGCACACCCTGGTCTGCGGGCATGATCCCGATGGCCGTCGTCGGCATTTTCGAAGGGGCGGGGGCGACCTGGGGTGGGCGCTGGCATGACCGCCCCGACTGCCAGCATTTTCAGTTCGCGACAGTACATTGAGGGATTGAGGGGAATGACACTTGTGACGGAGACGGGTGGCTCTTGGCACCTGGACAAGCGGGTTCCGATAGCCACGATTGGGGCCATCGTGATTCAGGCGATGGCTCTTGCCTGGATGGTATCCAGCATGAACAGCCGGATCGAGGCCCTTGAGGTCTACACCAATGAGCTGAAGGCCACTCGCATCCGGGAGCGGATGGCCGTCGAGGAGGCTGCCACGGTCGATATGAGGGCTACCCAGGCCCACCTCGACCAGCAACTGGATCGCTTGGAAGTGAAGATTGATCGTGTATCGGAGCGGCTCGGGGTCAGGCCGCCGGTCCAATAGGAGGGAGCTATGAAAGAGTTTCTGATGAGGAGCATGGGCGCGGTGCAGCAGACACCGGTCATCTCCAGCCTGGCCGCGATTGCGGTGTCGGTCACATCAGTGATCGGCGGGGCCAACGCGCTGGGCATCGACCTGGTGCCCTGGGTGTCGGCGGCTGACCTGGAGACGATGGTCAAGAAGGAGCTGGACCGAGACCAGGCGATGATGGACCTCATCAAGGAGCTGGCCAGCACGCAGAACGCGATCCGCAAGGACCAGTCTGCCCTGATGCTGGCGTTCTGGCAGGCCAGGCTCGACGAGGCCGAGGATGAGCTGAAGACGGTGCCGACGTCGAGGACGGCGAAGGCGCAGAAGGTCGAGGCGGAGCGCCAGATCGATCTGATCATGAGGCGCATGGTAGTGGAGCCCAAAGATGACGAACCAAAGTAGGAAGCTGAACTGGCGTCCGGACCTCCCGGACCAACGCGACCACATCTACGCACCGAAGAAGGTTGCGGTGGCCAAGCTCCCGATCATCAAGGACCTTCGCCCTCTGTGCTCGCCGGTCGAGGACCAGGGGCAACTCGGCTCGTGCACCGGCAACGCAATCGCCGGGGCCATTGAGCTCCTGGAGGGCAAGGGTGGCAAGTCGGCGGCCGACATCAGCCGTTTGTTCATCTACTACTGCGAGCGCGAGTACATCAACGAGGTCAGTCAGGACTCCGGCGCGTACATCCGGGACGGCATCAAGGCGATCCGGACGACCGGCGCATCCCTGGAGGCGATCTGGCCCTACGACATCAGCATGTTTGCCGTGAAGCCGTCGACGCAAGCCTATGCCAGCGCTGCCAACCACAAGTTCACGAAGTACCAGCGCATCGTCACGCTCGACGACATGCTGCGCTGCCTGGCGGCGGGGTTCCCGTTCGTCTTCGGGTTCACGGTCTACACGTCGTTCATGAGCGATGCGGTGGCGCGCACCGGCAAGGTGCCGATGCCGAAGCCTGGTGACCAGGTCGAGGGTGGTCATGCGGTCCTGGCCGTCGGGTACTCGCAGAAATCAAAGAGGTTCATCGTTCGCAACTCCTGGGGTCCGGACTGGGGCAACAAGGGCTACTGCTCGATGCCGTTTGCGTACCTGGCGGACCGGAACCTGTCCGACGATATGTGGACCGTTCAAGGTTAAAGTCGTACAAGCTGAGTCGCCAAACAAGGAGGCTCAGCAATGGAAGTCCAGTCAAAGCCCTGGTACGAATCAGTGACCATCTGGGGCGTCGTCGTCACGATGCTGTCAGCCCTGCTCGGCATGGCCGGGTTCGCCATCAGCACTGATGCGTCGGCGGCCGTCACCAACCAAATCCCTGGCCTGATTGAAGCGATCTCCACGAAGAACTGGATGTCGCTGGTCTCGATCCTCGTGGCGCTCCTGGGAACCCTGATCACGACTGTCGGCCGGGTGCAGGGCACGCAGCCTGTCCACTTCATGAAACCCTTCACGGTCCCTGCCGCTGGAGTCTCTGCCACGAAGGCTCCGTGAGCGTCTGGCTCTCCCTGGCGCTGGGCCTGGTCAAGCTGATCTCCATGATCACGACCAGGCTCAACGACGCCGAGCGTGACCGGATGGTCCGCGCCCTGGTCGAGGACGAGAACCTGAAGGCGGACCTGGAGACCATCGCGAAGGCGAAGATCATCATCCAGGAGACCGCGGCGATCCTGGGCAACGACCCGAAGATCATCAAGAAGCCAGACCAGGACATGCTGCCATGAAGAAGGCCCGTGACCTGGCCGCGGTGTTCGCGCTGCTGTGGCTCCTGGGAGCCTGCGGGCTGTTCGCGCCCAGGCCGACGTTGCAGCCTTATGATCCGGTGCGGACGTTGTGTGGAGGCATCGGCCTCATCCACTGGCGGCCGGAGGACTCGGCCTCGACGGTGAAGCAAGTGAAAGAGCACAACGCCGTTCGCCGGTCGTTGTGCCCCAAGGATCGATACCCAGAGTGGTACTACCCTGGGCTGGATGCGGTGACCGCTCCGGTCCCCTAGTTTTCGTTGCGCCGCCTGAGTGAGCCGGTCTTGCCCTCGACGATATTCTTGACGGCCTGCTGGAGCTCTTCAGCCGTGAACTTGGAGAGCCCGCCTCGCTGATCCGCCCCGGCTGCCCGCAGCTTCATGACCTCGCCGAAGTCGATGAAGTGGTCGGCCATCGTCAGCATCATGTCGCGCCGGTTCTCCTCGTCGACATCCTTGTTCAAGGCGAAGTTCGTGGTCAGGAGCTCGGCCGTCAGGAACGACCCGACGATGGCCATGATCAGGGTGTTCTCCAGCTTCTCCTTGTTTTCGCTGTCGGTGATGTACGGGACCAGGGCCTCCGTGATCACCTCCAGCAGGCGTCCGGTCTCGACGGTGCAGTCGTGATCAGGGTTGCCGCAGTCGCAGGTCGCGAGCTTGGCCGCGAACGTGCGGTAGCCTTCCAGGACCAGTGCGACGCGCTTGCTGAGGCGCTTGTCGGCATCGCTCATCATCGGCTTGATCATCGACCCTTACCTTTCGCCAGTTGCATTTCCAGCTTCATGGCCTCGCCCTGCCAGAGGGCGAAGTCGGAGGGGCTCAGGTCCTCGCGCAGGACGCTTCGCATGCCGCCGATGTCGTCAGCATGCTTCGACGACCGCAGGATGTCCAGCGCGCGGGTCAGCTCTGCGGACCACTCCGATGTCGCCGGTTCCTTCCTCACATGCTCCTGGGCGGGCGTTTCCTGCCTGGGCTCCTCCTGGGCCTGGACATCGGCTTTCGCCTCTGTGGCCTTGGCTGGTGGCTTGTCCTTGGCCTTAGCTTCGGTCTTCGGCTTGGCGGCCTCCTTCGTGGGCCTGGTCTCAGGGGCTGTCGCCTGGGCGGCGGATTTGAAAATGTCCTCGACCGTGGCGTTTCCGTCCTTGATCGCGTTCAGGACGCCGCGGAGCTGGACCAGGTGGTCGATGGTCATCTCCTCCAGGGAGGCGATCTCCAGCAGGGTGTAAATCTGCTCGGGGGTGACGCCGTAGATCACGAAGGCCTGGAGGGCGGACTGGCGACGGTTGGCCAGGGTCTTGTAGTCTCCGGCCACGACCTGGCGGGCACTGTCGTAGAGGTCGGCCCAGAAGGCTTTGGGCACACCGCGCAGGATGGCGTTGCGGATGGCAATCGACGTGCCAGCGGCACCGGCAACGCCGATCATGTCGTCGTTGTACTTCCGGCCCTTGGAGTCGGTGATCTTGCGGCGCACTTCCATCGCGATGGCGGAGTTGCTTTCCAAATCGTGGAACATGCCCTGGCAGGTGAGGAACCGGCCGTCGTCCTCGACGACCTTGCCGCCAACGCGGCAGTTGCCCCAGGCGCTCTGGACGATCTCGGCGAACCGGATGGAGGCTCCCTCGATGACCTTGCCGCCACGCGGGAGGGCATAGATGCACTCGGCGGCGACGGCCTCGTTCAGGGTGCAGAGCTCCAGGACCTTGTTGCGGAACGCCTTGACCGAGCGCGGGTAGCGCTTGGCCGTGGTGATCTGCATGTTGATCTCGCCTTCGGAGGCGCTCATGGCCATGCCTTGCTGGCTGAGGCCGACGAGCTCGCCGGTGGATGGGTCGATGGCCTCAAGCTGCTGCTGGGCCGGGTTCGTGATGGTGTTGCTCATGGTTATCTCGTTGTGATGCTGATGTCTTCAAAGATGGTCACACCGGCAAGCTCGCGGCCACCGTTGCGGATGTACTGTCGGACAGCACTCTCAATCGCGTCCTGGGTCAAGTACGGGCGCAGTTTTTCCAGGTCGATTGTTGTGGGGTCCGCGTCCTTGAACGTCCAGACCTTGCGGGTCGACGTGGACGAGCCCAGGTCGCCATGCACGCGGGTTGTGGCGACAGGCTTGGGCGCGGCGACCGGAGGAGGCGGCTCCTTGCCCTTGGCGATAGCCTTCTCGGCGGCCAGGCGCAACTTCTCCCGCTCCTTGGCGGCAGCGGCGTCAGCCTTCTCCTGCTTGGCGCGCAGGTAGTCCTTCAACAGCTTGTCGACGTCAGCCATGCCTGGGGCTGTGGCCTCCATGCGCTTGCCCCAGAACTGGTGGATGACCTTGCCAGGCTCATCGAACAGCTTCTTGTCCGAGACCCGGCAGGCATCGGCGGCCTTGTTGGCGGCGATGAGCTGCTTGCGGAGGTCGCTGGCCTTCTCGGCGTCCGTGTCGTCGGCCAGCTTCTTGGGTAGGTCCGAGATGGCATCCACCAGGTCATGCAGCCGGTTGATCACCAGGGCGTGCCGCTGGTTCAGCCACTCCGGGATGTTCGGCAGGGCCGCGGTCAGTTGCTGGCCGAGCCCGTCCATGCCGCTCGCGCCGGTCCTGGAGTTGTGGCCGATGTTCACTTCGCGGCTTTCAAAAAGGTCGTCACTCATTTGTTAGTTCTCCGTTTTCTCTTCAGCACCGGTATCGGTGTCGTCAGGTCGTTGATAGGCTTCCTGGGTTGAGCCAGGGGTTCGTCGGGGTCGCGGGCTTTGGCGTAGGCGGACAGGTTCATCAGGAACCGGTACTCCTCCGAACTGATCGGCCGCTTAGCCACGTAGGTCCACACCTGCTCCGGGTCGGCGGGCTTACCGTCGACCGTGCATGTCAGGACCTCGTCGCTGACCAGCTCTCCGTTTTCATCTGTGAGGAAGCTGTACCCGATGTGGACGCCCACCCAGGGCCCTCCGCGCACCAGGCGCTGCTTGAAGAATCCGCACTGGGGCTCGTGGGTTATCGGCCAGCCGTCTTCGCGGCCCGACAGTCGGTTCGCGTGCCACTCGTAGGCGTTTGGTGTCGGCTTTCTCATCGTATGCTCTCAAAAAAATGGCCCGGCCTCGCTGGTGACGCGGCCGGGCCAGATGGCCCTGGAAAACGGAGAGGAAACCCAGGGCACACCCCCCACTGTTATGGCTCGGGGTTATACTTTCAACCAGTACATCATGCTCGTGACCATGAAGGCTGTGAACAAGATGTCAACGACCATGAAGGAGGCCACGACTGCCACGTTGGTGGTAGCGAACGTGCGGCGGAAGAGCTCCGGTCGCAGCGTGACCAGCAGGGCGTGCAGGGCGGCGGTGATGGCAACGGTCGAGGCCAGGGTGGCCTGCCAGGTAATTAGAGTCAGCATTGGTAGTTCCTCTTCAAAAATTCGGTGCCAGGTGCCCGTCGAGGTATTCGATCAGGTGCCTGGTGTAGCCGAGCAGGAAGGTGTGCCCTTCGAACTCGATAGTGTCGTCATCCGTCTTGCCGGTGCTCTTGGCGGCCTGGTAGGCCTGGGTGAGCTTGCCCAGCATGGGTCGGGTCCAGGAAATGGTTGGCCTGGCCGTCATTGTGCGACGGCCTCGACCTGCGTTTGCGTCACTCCGCGCAGCATGGCGCTGAGGACGTGATGCACCCGGTTGTAAGCCTCGCCCGTGCGGACGAGCGACTTGGGCCCCAGGTAGATCGGGCCGAAGCTCAGCCGGTCCTCGTGCGACAGGCGCAGGTGGGCTTTGTATAAGCGCCCGTCCAGTCGAACCGTGACCAGCCAAACCTTCGAATACTCGGTGGCGATCACGAGGTGCGGAAACCGCTCCATGCTGAAGCTCTCTACAAGTCGATGGGTCATGGTGTTGCCCTGGGGCAGAGGTGCGGAGGGGCGTCACACCCTCCGCGTCCCCCGCTACCTGTTAGGCGGCCTCCGAGACGTCGCGCCATTCGCGCTGGTTCAGGTCGATGACCTTCTGCCCGATGGCCTCGATCTCCGTGGCACGGTCGTAGCTGGCGGCATCTTCTGCCGTGCGCGTGACCGCGTTGTAGAGACCGTACTGGCTGAGGTCGCCCCCGGCGATCAGGTGGCGGAGCACGTTGGCTCCCTCACCCTTCGTCAGGCCGATCTTCTGGCCGAGCACCTCGACGCCTTTGGCGACGTTGCCCGTCACCTGGCGCTCAGTGGTCCCCTGGACCTTCTCGATCCAGTCATTGAAGATGACCGGGTCAAGAGCGGCCTTGAGGTGGTCCCGGAAGGCCAGGACGTCGAAGCGGTCACCCGCCTGCAACGTCTCGTCCGACAAGAACCGGGTCTCACCAGCGTCACCCTCGATCTTGCGACCGATGTGGGCCCAGCGCTTCCCGCCTTCGCGGAACGCACCGTTGGTGCACCAGAGGTACTCAGCCCAGGGGCTCACGAAGTACGAGCCGTGGCCCACCTCCGAGTTGCCGAAGACCAGACCGCCGCGGACGACATCGCCGACGCGGGCACTCTTGATCTCACGTTCCAGGCTGTCGAAGGTGACCTTCACGTAGAGCTTGCGCTCCGTCACTTCGCAACTGCGAACCCGCATCCCCTGGATGTCCATGACCACCGGCAGAGCTGTCTGCAAGAGATCGTGGTGGTCCACGCGGCGGAAGCTGTCGCTCAGAAACGCGCGGTTGTCGTTGTCCAGAAGACGGACCAACCGGCGTTCCGGCTTCGCCTTGAACCAGTGGTTCAAGTTGTCAGCCAGGAGCTGAGGGGCTTCCTCAGTCATCTTCTCGACGTACTTGGCTGGGATGCCGGTACGCTCGCCCATCTGATTGAGGGCGATCTGGCGAATTGGGAACTCGCCAGTGTTCTCCACGACCAGGCGCGGGCGGGTATCGCCAGCCTGACCAGGGATAACAGTCAACTGATTGGTGGGGGCAATCAGGTCCTGCTTCGATTCAGCCTGGCGCACGATTTCGGCGGCAAGCTCATTAAGTCCACGTCCGTATTTCACTGTAGTCTCCGTTTAACTGTCAGAGCCGGTTCGGCCTCTGATGGAGGTGTATGTACTGACGGACGGTACAGAGGTCAAGGGGGCTAGGCACATTTTTGTGCTGCAAACCCGCTCAAGGTCGTTGACCCCAGCAAATCTGCGCTTTATTTTGCGAAGCACCATGACCAACAAACCTCGCAAACCAGAAACAGCCCCCCTGTCTGACAGCCAGGTGGACCTCATCATCTTCCTCCTGGGCGGGGTCCGCTCGGCAGCCAAGATCACGGGCATCCCCCCGACGACCATCAGCGGCTGGCGGAAGTTCGGCTTCGTACCGGCGCATCGGCAGCAGGTGATCATCGACGCCGCCTTCGCAGCGGGCATCAAGCTGACCCCCGCGCACTTCCTGAAATGGCCCACCCGTGGTGGCCGTGGGAAACTTGCCGCCTAGCAGTTGACGCCAAGACTCTCGCTGTACGACTCTCTTCCCTGATTCGCCCGCCCTGCCCCGCAGGCGTTTCAGGTGGGGAGCGTACACCAAGCGCTCGTGCGCTCCCCGCCTTCCCACGAGGGCGTCGAGAGCAAGATGGCCACCAAGATCAGAGCAGACCGTGACGTCCAGGGTACGTCGCGCAAGAACGCCAGGGCGAAAGCCGATGCCCAGTTCCAGGCAGCGTTCAAGGAGCACGACGAGAACTTCCCGGACGCGGCCCCGACCACCAAGACCATCGCCGCCAACGTCGCCACCGAGGCCGACCTGCGCCGCTACTTCGTGCTGATCGCGGCCGAGGAGCGCGACTACGCCAAGGTGCGCGACAAGTGCCGCGCCGAGGTCAAGGACGCCAAGGCCACCCTGGACAAGCTCTACGCGGACGCCGCCGACATCCTGAAGTCCAGGGGCATCAGCAAGCGGGTCCTGAAGAGCCTGTTCGAGATTTCCAACCGTGACGAGCAGGAGCTCCGGGACGAGATGGAGGCCACGATCTGGGCCATGCGCGCGGCTGGCATCCCGGTCGGCACGCAGCTCACCTTCTGGTCGAACCCCATCGAGGACCCGACCGAGGCTTACAACCGGGCCATTCGCCAGGGGCGTGAGGCCGGTCTCCAGGGGATCAGCACGACCGAGAACCCGCACCAGGGTCACCAGACGTTCGGCCAAGCCTGGCTGGAAGGCTGGCACGCTGGCCAGGAGGAGCTGATCCGCGCCTCCCAGGAGCCCACGCAGTGAGGGTTCTGGCCATCGACCCTGGCACCTACGGGTTCGGGTGGGCTTGCGGTGATGTCGAAGACGGGAAGCCCCCGCTCTTCGGCACCTACCAGCCGGTCCAAGCTGGCCTCGACCTGGGGCTCCTGATGCGTGACGTCAGGTCGTTCCTCTGGCGCTGGATGGACCCGGTGCGGGAGGAGCCGGTGATCGACTTCGTGGCCTACGAGGCCCCGGTCGTGGTTCGATCCAACAACGTGATGACCCTGCGGAAGATGTTCGCGATGGGAGCCCTGATCGAGATGATGGCGCACGACGCCAGGATCGAGGTCGGCGAGATCGAGCCTGGGCCGGTGCGGAAGCATTTCCTGGGCAAGGGCAACACGCCCCGCAAGAGCCCCGAGATCAAGCAGGCGATCATGCGCCAGTGCAAGGTCATGGGGTGGAAGGTCTGCACCGACCACGAGGCCGATGCCCTGGCGCTGCTGACCTACGTTCAGGACGTGCGGGGTTCCAAGCTGCGGATGATGATCAGGGAGCGGGCATGACCCACTGGACCAGGGAAGAGACTGAGATGCTCCGCCGCCTGGCCACGGTCGATAAGCTGACCTCCGGCCAGATCACCAGGCGCTTCGGGGGAAAGTTCACCAGGTCCGCGGTAATCGGCCGCCTGCGCCGGGAGAACATCGCCCTGGCGCGGGCCCAGGACGAGAAGACCAAGAAGCTAATCGAGCCGACGCGCCCGGCCCCAAGAATGCGGACCAGGCCGAAGTCCGTGAGCCGCAACCCGGTCCTGGAGATGCGACCGGCGACAGGCGAGCCGGAGCCTCTTGGCCTGCCTGGGCAGATACCGGACGAGCACAACGCCTGCCGGTGGGTACATGGCGACACGTCATCAGGCAGCACCTGGCGGATGTGCGCTCACCCTGCGATCTCCAGGTCCAGGTTCTGCGATCACCACCACCATCGGTGCTACACCCAGGTCAAGCCGCCTGTCCCTGGTGAACGCTACGTTCGAGGGCGGCGCACATGACGGTGTTCCAGGGGGTGCCGCTGGGCAAGTACGGCGTCATCCTGGCGGACCCGCCCTGGACGTTCCAGACCAGGTCGTCGAAGGGCTTGGGAAAGTCGGCGCAGGCCCACTACGACTGCATGACCAGGGACGACATCATGGCCATGCCGGTGGCGAGCCTGGGCAAGCGCGACTGTGCGCTGTTCATGTGGGCCACCTGGCCGACGCTGCCCCAGGCCTTCGACGTCATCGAGGCGTGGGGGTTCGAGTACAAGGGGCTCGCCTGGGAGTGGATCAAGTTCAACAAGGCGACCGGCAAGTACGCCTTCGGCACCGGCTACGGCACCCGGAAGAACCTGGAGCCCTGTCTGCTGGCGACCAGGGGCTCGCCTAAGCGGCAGTCGGCATCGGTGCGGGACTTCATCCTGGCTCCCAGACGGGAGCACTCCCGGAAGCCTGACGAGCAGTACGCGCGCATCGAGGCGCTGTTCCCAGGTCCGTACCTGGAGCTCTTCGCGCGCCGCATCGGTGGGGTGAACTGGGCTGCCTGGGGCAACGAGCTGGGATGAATTGGCGGACGGGGTAGGATTCGAACCCACGGTCCCCAGTAGGGACAGCGGTTTTCAAGACCGCCGCGATAGACCACTCTGCCACCCGTCCTGGGTGCCATCTGTGCACAGTGCCTGGGAGCCCCGATGGCGGGCTCCCGGCGAATTGGCGGAAGAAGTAGGATTTGAACCTACGGTTCCCTTTCAGGAACGACACCTTTCCAAGGTGTTGCGATAAGCCGCTCTGCCATTCTTCCATGCTACCCAGCGGTTGCGGCCTTGCCCCTGTTGGGGAAAACCGTTCACCATGCCGATTAATGATTCGACACGAGACGCTGAGTTGGTGGAAGTCTGTACCCCCATTCAGCACAGGAAGTCAACGCCGCGATGCAAGAGCAAAACACCGAGCGTGCGAGTGAGGACATTGAGATTGAGCAAGCCATCCTGGGGGGGCTGCTCCTGGACAACGACCGGATCGACGCAGTGGCCGACATCATCCGAGCGGACCATTTCTATGACGGGTTGCACCAGCGCATTTACAGTACAATAGCCGCGCTTGTCCGCCTCAAAAAGACCGCCAGCCCGATGTCGGTCAAGAGCTACCTGAAGACCGATCCCGACCTGGCCAAGGTCGACAAGAACTACCTGACAGCCCTCTGCACGGTCTACGTGCCAGGCATGAACCTGGGTGAGCTGGCGAAGCTCGTGAAGGATGCGGCCGTGCGTCGCGGGCTGGCCAACGTGGGCCGGGAGCTGGTCGCCGCAGCCGAGGGCATGCAGGCCGACATGACCCCCGAGCTCCTGGTCGAGCTGGCCGAGGACCGGCTCCACATCCTGGTGAGCTCCGACCAGGCACTGGCTGCGATTGAGAAGATCGAGGACGTCGCCGAGCGGGCTCTGATCCGGACCGAGAAGGCTTTCCAGGAGCCAGCCAGAGCAGGCATCGCCACCGGCTTCCTGTCCTTCGACCGGACCGTCGGCCGGTTCTCCCCTGGCGACCTGATCGTCCTGGGCGGGGCCACCAGCATGGGCAAGACTGCCCTGGCCCAGCAGATCACCTGGTTCATCGCCGCCCGTGGGCACCGCTGCATGGTGTTCAGCAAGGAAATGTCCGCCGAGGATTACGTCGCTCGTCATCTGTCTCAAATCTCCGGTGTATCAACGACCTCGATGGAAGATGGTTCCCTGTCCGAGAACGATATGCAGCGCCTGGTGCTGGCGAGGCAGAGCTTCCGGGACCTGCCCATCTGGATCGACGCCTCCCCGAACCTCACCGTCGGCCAGATGCGCGCCAGGACCCGCCGCCTGCGCCGCCGCGGTGGTGTCGGCTTCATCCTGATCGACCACCTGCGCTTCATCCAGGCGAACGACCCCAGGGCATTCGAGCGTGACCAGCTCCAGCAGATCACCAGGGACATCAAGAGTATGGCTAAGGAGCTAGGCGTTCCGGTCCTCCTGGTCGCCCATCTCAATCGTGACAACAAGACCCGCGAGAACAAGCGGCCCACCCTGTCCGACCTCTACGGGGCCTCAGCCATCGAGCAGAACGCCGACACCGTCCTCTTCGTCCACCGCGACGAATACTGGCTGGACAAGGAGCGTCCCGGCCCAGGAGAGGAGAACCAGGACTTCCTCACCGAGCTGAACAGGGTTGCTGGCCAGGCCGACATCATCGTGGCCAAAAGGCGTCGCGGCCCGACGGGGTTTACCAAGGTCAAATTCAATGCCGAACGGACCCTGTTTTCCGAGGTCGGAGAGGACATGGCGCAGGCATCACTACCACTGAGTAATGGAGGGCAATAATGGCACGCATCAGGACCATCAAACCGGAGTTCTCGCAGTCGGAAAGCATCGGGCGGGTGTCCCGTGAAGCGAGACTGTTTTTCATCCTCCTCTGGACCATTTGCGACGATACAGGGGTCACTCGCGGGTCCTCGCGAATGCTCGCGAGCCTTCTGTACCCTTACGACGAGGATGCGCCGAGCCTTCTGCGAGGATGGGTCGAGGAATTACACGCTGAGGGTTGTATCACCCAATACGAGGTTGACGGCTCAACTTACATCAAGGTCAATAAATGGGCAGATCACCAACGAATTGACAGGCCCACAGCCTCCAGGTTTCCACAACCACCGAGCGGCCTCGCCGAGCCCTCGTCGAAGCCTCGCGAGCCCTCGACGCATCCTCGCGAGCATTCGCGAGCCCTCGACGAGCCCTCGTCGTTGGAAGGGAAGGGAGTCGACCTTGGATCAAGGACCAAGGAAAGGAAGGGAGTGCCTACCGCCTTCCTGCTAGACAAATTTGTCAATGCGATGAAGATCACCCACGAGCAACTTCTCAGAGCTGGCCAGGGCTGGATCAGCTTCGCCGGGACCTACGATGACTGGGTCCAACTCGGGTGCACCGACGAGGACATCTGGCCGACCGTCGAACGGGTCGGAGTTCCGTTCATCGCCAAGCATGGCCACCCACCCAAGGCCCCGCTGTATTTTGCCAAGGCGATCCTGGAGGCCAGGGACTTCCGGCTGGCCATGCCAGCGCCGCCACCCAAGGCCGAGCGCATCCCGGTGCCTGGTCGCGCTGGGACCACGACACCCGGAATGCTCGACACGGTTGTGCGGCTGTACATCGATGGTGGCACCTGGGAGATGAGCCTCAGCGAGGCGCTTCCGTTCATGCCTGGGTTCACGTTCCCGGAGCCCTGGTGCAGCCAGCTCAAGGAGGCCCCGATTCCGAGGTCGCTGAAGCTGTTCTACTTGACCGACAATGGCACCCGTCCGAGCGAGCGGGATGCGAAGCCGATCCTGGAAGCTCACCGGTTGGCTCTGAGCGGGGTGGAGGCGTAAATGGCAGTCAAACGTCCGAAGAACCTCCGGGATAGGCCGCCACAGCCCACAGGAGGGCGTGGGCTGGCGAAAGACAGGGGGGCAGCCACCACCCTACCTGGATGGGCCGATGGCCTGTCAGATCGCGAATATGCGTTCGTGGAGGCCTATCTAGCAAATCTGCGACTTTTCGAGGCTGCGGTCGCTGCGGGCTATGCCAAATCATGTGCCCAGCGGGTGGCCTGGGAGCTCATCCGGAAGCCCCACATTCGGGAGGCTGTAGACCAGGCCCTGGCCGAGCGGTTTTCGAGTGGCAAGGCGAGCATCGTGGATGGCCTCGCCAAGATGGCATTCTTCAACCCAGGAAACGTCCTGTCCTGGGACGACAAGGGGCTCAAGCTGAAGCCCTCGAACAAGCTCACCGCGGCCGACTGGGCAGGCATCGAGAGCGTCAAGATGGCGAAGGACGGGTCCGTCGAGGTGCGATTCGTCGACCGGCTCATGGCCCTGGAGAAGCTGGCCAAGGTCTCCGGCATCATGCGGGAGCTTCCGGAATCTGTGGATACTCCGAACGTGCAGTTCATCATCGGTGACCCAGAACCAGTGCTTCAGCGGTACAGGGCCGAGCGAGCCAGGCAGATTGAGCAGGCCAGGGAGGTTGACACGGTTACTGTACCGGGGGAACATACAGACTTGGAGATCAGAAAACCGTGACTGCCATCATCTTCTCGGCCCTTGCCACCCCCATCCTCTTCCTCGTGTTCTTCGACTGGCTCCAGCGGAGCGACGAGGACGAAGGGGCTCACCCAGCACCCATCACCAACCTCATCACGGCTATCGCGACGGTGTGCGGGATGTGGGGCCTGGCGGCGTTCATCACCTGGGTGATCAAGTGACCAAGCAGCCCGACCTGTTTGACGCCCTGCGTACCGGTGGAGCGTCCAGGCGCTCCGACCCATTGACCTCCAAGGCGGCTGCCCTGGAGCTCGACGCGAGCGGCCTCTACCTGGCTTGCCTCCAAGCCCTCGACCAGGGACCGAAGACGAGCGAGGAGATCGCGGCCAGCTCTGGCCTGAACCTCCAGTCCATCACGCCGCGCCTGGTGCCCCTGGAAGAGGCTGGCCTGGCTGAGCGTACAACCATGCGCCGTCCAGGCGCGTCCGGTCGGACCAGGATCGTCTGGGCCATCACCGACAAGGGCCGTCAGGCCACAACCACGAAAGGTAACCCATGAAATACATCCTCATCATCATCCTGATCTACGGCAACGGTGGCGGCGCAGCCCTCGACCACATCGAGTTCCCGACGGAGGCGTCCTGCAAGTCCGCGGGCAAGGCCTACGTGGCCGAGGTCGACGGCCTCATGCGGTCGGCCGAGTACGTCTGCGTGGTGCACCCATGACCCTGGCCGACCTGATCAAGGCGTACCACGACGCCTACGCCAAGAGCATTCCCTTCGTCCAGGCGGAGCGGGCTGGCATGCGTGCCGTCGTCGAGATGATCCGCGACGACATGCACCTGCTCCACGACACCGGGATGTACTTCACCGACATCCTGGGGCCCATCGAGCCCATCGAGCTAGGCGTGACGTTCGTCCACACGGAGACCAGCCATGACTGACGCTGAGCGCATCGTTGAGCTGGAGAAGTACATCGGTGTCATCCACCTGAAGATCGAGCAGGCCAGGTCGCTCGGGGCCAGCTACATCGACGGGGCCCTGGCCGACATCCTCAACGACATCTCGTGCACGTCGGACGGCACCTGGGGCGACATGAAGTTCCTGACGGGGCCGGTGCGATGAACCTGGACAAGCTGGAGCGCATCTACCACGACGGGTTCGGTGACGAGCAGGAGCGGACCGACGGCAAGGGCGACCTGGAGAAGGCCGGGCTGAGGCGGGTGGTCTATGCGCTGCGCGAGGACTTTGCCGCGGCAATCGCTGCCGGTATCATGGAGATGAACGGCCAGCCAGATGCGGCGAAGTGCTTTGAAGGTGCCGACGAGCTGATCGAGCACATCCTGGCTGAGGCCAGCGACGTGAAGGCGGCGGGTGGCCCTACCCGTGAGGATGGGCATGGCGAAGCGCGTGTAGAGCGGGCGCAATTGCAGACACCCGCCGCCGACCCGCCGCAGTGTGTGTGGACGAAGAGCCGATACACAACTTCGTACTACGTCACGCCGCATGGCCCCGCCCATTACAGTGGCAAACTCTGCCCAGTCTGCGGACTTTTCATCAAGTTCGTGGAGGTAAAGCCATGACCGACAGCAAGGACTTGGTGAAGCGGTTGCGTGCCGACATGACGGGTATTGGTTGTGATTGGCTCCCGCTCATGCGGGAAGCCGCAGACCTCATCGAAGCGTTGACGAAGGAACGATATGAGGCGAGAGCAGCAGAACATCGCTATCTGCAAGACGGCTCCGCTTTGACTGTCCGCGCAGAAACCGCAGAGTCCCAAGTAGCTGCGCTGAAGGAGGCGCTGACAATGGTCATTGAGGAGCATGGGTATGGACTGCCAGCAGACACGATTACAGTATTAACACGCGCACTGGAGGCTAAGCCATGAGCCTGCTGTGGGGCATGGCCAGGGCCTTCTCCGAGGGCTTCGCTGAGGGCTGGCGCAAGAACTTCCAGCCCTTCAACTGGCGGGCGTTCCTCCAGGGCGTGTTCGACGCCGGGCTCATCATCATCGTCTGGGAAGTGTTCAACGGGAGGCTGCCATGAAGACCTACTGCCGCGGTTCAGCTACTTCGGGTGCTAGATGATCGACATCGCCAAGCGGCTGAAGATGAAGTGCCTCTGCGAGCGCCGGATCGAGGTGCCGTGCATGTACTGCCAAGCCTACACGGAGATCATCCGGCTCCGTGCAACCCGAGGAGCAAGCAATGAACTTTTCAATGGCCCTGGTTCTACTGAAAGAGAAGCAGCGCCTGGCGCGCGAAGGCTGGAACGGCAAGGGCATGTACATCTACCTCGTGGCTGGCTCGACCTTCGTTGTGAACAGGCCACCGCTGCTTGGGCTTTTGCCGGAGGGGACGGAGGTGCAGTACCGACCGCACCTGGATATGAGAACAGCGGATGGACAGTACGTGCCGTGGGTCGCCTCCCAGAGCGACCTCCTGGCGGACGACTGGATCACGGTCTAGCCGAGCACGCGGCCAACATGGAAGCCGATGTGCAAAAGCTCATAGGAGTCATTGACCTGTACCAGTCCCGTATAGGTTCCTTGATCGAGGCCATTGCCCGAGTCGACGTAGCGCTCGACATGGGCAAGACGGTCATCAGCAAGGAGATGAACTATGAGCCTGTACGAGTACCGCTGCGAGGTGAGGCGGGTCGTTGACGGAGACACCCTGGTCGCTGACATCGACCTGGGCCTCTACGTGAACATCCGCAAGACGGTCAGGATGCTGGGCTACAATGCCCCCGAGCTCTTCCCAGGGCACGCCAAGACCCTGGACGAGCGCAACATGGGCAAGCTGGCCAAGGAGCACCTGGAAGGTCTCCTGGCTGGCCACCACGTCAACATCACCACCACCCTGGACAAGGACGACAAGTACGGTCGCGTCCTGGGGTCTCTGTTCCTTACCGACACCCTGGTGGACGTCAACGCCGAGATGCTGGCCTTCACCCTGGCCCAGTGGCGCGCGCTCCATCAGCTCTCCCCGCTCATCTATCCGGAGGCCCCGTGATGCTGAAGTTCGACGGCTATGACACCTGCCTCATCGGTGTCGCCACGGTGTGGCACCCCGACGGCACCCTGGCCCAGCGCCTGGTCTACGACGGCGACAAGATCGTTGAACTCCTGATGGAGGGCGATGACCTGTCCGAGGACGATGCCAGGGAGCACGTTTCGTTCAATATGGAGGGCGCTTACGTTGGGCCCTCGACCCCGATCATCGTCTGGCCGGAGAGCATGGAGTCGGTCGACATGCGCGCCGACGACGGCGAGATCGAGTAGAGTACGTCTTGACAGGATAGACGTTGGCCTCTACCTGTACTGGATAGCCGGGCAAAGGGCCCGGCCGATACCAGGGCAGGAGGCCCAACTGAATGCAAAACTACAAGCGCGTGATGGTCGTCGTCAGCGGTGACGTCTATCGCCTTTACAGTCACGAGTGGCACGAGTTCTGTGCCGCGCGCGCCATTGGCGATCACAAGGTCCGTGTGAAGAGCATGGGCGGCTACAAGATCACCAAGCTCAGGAAGCCGTACTACTACGGTGGCAAGGACAAGGCCGTCGTCATGTCGATGCGGCCGGAGCAGTTCCCCGTATTCCGCATCGCGGGCTGGGGTACGGAGCAGTTCCAGGCCGAGCTCGACAAGCTCAACCAGATGGTCAACACGCCCGATCCGCAACCCGAAGCCACCGCTGACCGCGACCTGGTCACGATGATGCAGGATGGCACCGACAAGGCGATCACCATCGTCACCGTCAACCCCTCGCAGTCGCCTGATCGCGCTCGTCTCCTGGCCACGGCCAAGGACGCCGCAATGGACGCCAACAACGAGATCGTCGAGCTCTACGGTCGCAACTGGGGTTCGGTCCTCAGCCGCACCCAGCGTGATGCGTTCCGTGCCAAGGCCGCCCTGGCTGACCTGCGTTCCAGGCTGTCGGGTGAGGCCAACCAGGGCAACGTGGCCTGCGCCGACTTGCTGAAGTTCAGCGAGCTGTTCGTCCACGCCCTGGAGATCATCCAGGAGGATCGATGAAACCAGGCACGATCACGCGAGGCGTTCTGCTGCGGCTGTGCGGGACCGTGCTCTACGGGCCATCGTACAAGTCCTGGCTTCTCAGGACGCTGAAGGTCAACCCCAGGACCCTTCGCAGGTGGGAGGCCGACGAGGTCGACGTCCCGCTCTCGGTCTTCCAGGAGCTGGTGCCGGAGATGAGGGGTCAGATCGCGATGGTGGCCTGGGCCGTCATGGAGCTAGAGCTGCTGGGTGTCATGCCCAGGTTCGAGCCGAAACCGAAACCGAAACCAAGAAAGAAAAAGGGGGGCTGATAGCCCCCCTTTCCTTTTGTTCGTACGGTAGGCGTCAGTTCATATCAAACGTCGCCTGGAGCACCAAGGACTGGTTGCCTCCGGCGTTGCTGAACGGCCCCAGGCCGATGTCCGGGGCGTCGAGGTAGCGATACCCCAGGCCGACCTGGACGCCGTCTGCGACCGTCGTATTGACCCCTGCACCCACCTGCCAGACGATGCCCGTGTTCTCAAGCTGCAACGCCGAGAGGGACAAGGCCTTCAGCGAGATGTCGCGCTTGCCGACACCAGCGCCTGCCAGGACGTACGGATGCACCGGGCCCAGGTCGAGCGGCAGGTCGTACACGGCGTTTCCCATCAGCGCCCAGGTCTCGTCCCTGGCGGCGAGCTGGTAGCTGCCCAGGGCGATGCTGAGGTTGTTGGTGCGGTAGCTGGCGTCAGCCTCGACCCGCAGGCCTGGCACGCTCTTGACCGATGCCCCGTAGGCCGCGCCGATCACGGTGCCGACGTCCGAGCCCGCGGTCCAGCCCGAGCCGGATTCGTTGGTGTCGTTCCAGTTCGCGCCGCCGTAAGCGGTCACGTAGAAGCCGTCAGCAAGTGCAGGCGTAGCCAGTACAGTCGCCATGCAAAGCACAGCCAGGATCGTCCTCATCATCTTGGGTCTCCATCGTTGAGGTGGCCTGGCTTTTGGCACACGAATGGTTAAAAGGCCAGGAGTGCGGCTGAGGAGTACAGTGGATGAACGAGCGTGGGATGTGCCAGGCAACGGTGAACGGGCGAGACGGTCCCAGGCCCTGCTCGAACACGGCAAAGGCGGGGTTCGAGGGCGGGTGGTACTGCCTCACCCATCACAAGCCGTCGGCGGATTACCGGGAGGCGCAGAAGGCCCTGGCCAAGATGCAGGCCTGGCATGCCGTCACGTCCAGGCACATCGAGCAGGCCCTGGCCAGCCAGGCGTTGCGGATCGTGAGGGTGATCTCGGAGGCGTCGAGCTCGCAGCTCAGCCCCAAGCTCCAGGGGGCGCACCGTGACGCGATCAAGCTGGTCACGGTGCTGGATAACAGGCTGGCCGCCTTAAAGCGCTGACCAGGCTTCTGTGAGGCTGTAGCTGCCGCCCTCGTAGAGGTCGACCCGGTAGCCGTCCACGTACACGAACCAGCACGCATCACAGACGCTGAAGCCGACCCGTCGGCGGAAGCTGAGGTAGCTCAGTCCCCGCCTGACGTGGTTGTTGTAGATGTAGGCCAGCGATTCCCTCGCTGGCCGATCCATCGTTCTCATAGCAGCTCCTCCTTCGGGATGCTGGGGTCCAGGCCACTGAAGTGTCGGGCCTGGCCGGTGAAGGCTCGGCCCTCCAGGAACTCACCGTCGAAGGTCGAAGCCAGGGCCACTGCCGTCACCTTGACGTTCCGGCTCATGGCACCCCTGGCGCTCGTCCAGGTGAGGACCTCAACGGGCACGATGTGACCGCTGAGGCTGTGGTAGAGGGTCATTGGCAGCGCTCCATCCTGGCGAAGATGCCGACGGGCAGCTTGAAAGCGATGCCAGTGGCGGTCTCCTTGAGGTGGACCCAGACCCTGCCGCGCTTGACTAACTGGACGCCACGCCAGCCGGTGCCGACCCGCGGGACCTCGTCGTAGAGGTACACCCGAAGGTCGCTGCGCTTCTTCCTGCTGCGCTTAGCCATTGTCAGCGTCCTCCGTGATGAAGACGATGGTGCACTGGCCTTGCGGGCGCAGGGTGATCGTCTCGCCGTACTCCTCGACCTTGCACGGCACGCCGTTCAGGCCCAGGAGCTTCTTGGCTTGACCGACCAGCATGCGGCGCGACGGCTGCATGCCCCACTCGTTGCCGATCTTCACCCGGCGAACCCAACCGTAGTTGGCCTCGCCAGCGAAGGTGTCGGTGTATTCGACTGTCCAGGTCATCACTGGCTACCGTTGTCGAACGAGTTGTCAGTGCCTGGGCCCGAGCCGAACGGCAGGGCCTTGACCAGGTCGACCAGGCTGATCTTGGTCACGGTGCCAGCCGTGTCCATCACAGCAGCCTGGGGCTGGCCAGCGGCCTTGTGCACCAGGCCGAACCGCTTGGCGCAGACCGGACCGTAGCCGTTCTCGACGCTGAAGGCGTCGCTGAGGGCCTTGGCGCAGAAGCAGCACGTCTTGGTGCTAAAACCGTAGGCCTTGGCAGCGCCCTGGGGGTCCTTGCAGAAGCCCTTGACGGCTTCGTGAACCTGGCCAGGCGTGGTCACCTCGCGGCGGCAACGCAGCTCGCCCTGGGGGCTGATCTTGCCAGCGTAGGCCTTCGTCACACCGTCGTAGAGGTAGAGCTGGCCAGCGTTGGCACTGGTTTCACCCGCCGGGCGGACCGACCAGACGCTGCCGTCTGCGGCCTGGAGGCGGATGCTGGGGCGCTTCAGCGCGGCCTGGGCAGTAGCCATCATGGCGAACAGCGGGGCCACGTCGATGACGTTGGCTGGCTGACCGGCAGGAGTGGTGGCCTCAGCACAGAGCTTGTTGGCCCAATACTGCTGCTTGTCGCTCCAACGGCCGTACCGTTCGAAGTTGGCGACCAGGGCTGTGCCGAAGTCGTTAGTACGACCAGCCACGGCGAGCGCCTTGAGCTGGGTATAGATAGTCACTTGGGTATTCATCACACGGGTCTCCGTTTGTGTGCTCACCGGCTGTCCCGGTGCCCAGTACATATAGAGATGGGTTCGCTGGGCGTCAATACGGGACAAGAAAAAAGCCAGGTGGTGAGCCTGGCTTTCTGTTAAGTGCCTGTTCTGCGGGCCTTTTTGCCCTCCATGAAGGAGTCCAGGACGGTCACATCACCCCTGTAAAGGGCGTGGGCCTCAGCCTCTTCGGCCAGGTAAACATCCCTGGCGGCGTCCAGGTGGAAGGCAAAACTGAGGTTCTTGCCGTCCGCCTGGTGCATCAGGTCGACCAGGTGGTCGATGAGGTGGCGGCTCTCCCGCTGGAGCCGCTTGGGGCCGACTGGTCCTTGGCTCATTTCACACCGCCCAGGCTGACCATCACGTCGTAGACGCGGGCGGCCGAGGCCGGTTCCATGTCGCAGAGGTTCATGGCCTCCAGGGCCGTGCTCCGGACATACTGGTCCGTAGCCTCTTCCCAGAGGGTACGGAAGGCCTCCTTGAGCTTCTCGACCTTCTGCTCGGCGGTCAGGGTGTCGTTGGTAGTCATAGTCAGTTCCTTCTTCTTCGGCTGTCTCGTCAGCCTGGGGCAGTACAGGGTCTCCGTGTCGTTGCGGCACGGTTCGTCAGTGATTTCGTAGCAGCGCTTGCATACGGGCATTAGCGTGGGTCCTTGTTGGTGAGCGCGGCCATCATCTCGTCCTTCATCCATTGCGGAGGAGGGGCGCTGATCATGTTCTTGTGGCCAGCGTCGACCCACCTGGTCCACGTCACGAAGTCGCCAGGGGCGCGCTCGATGCGGGCCTCGCGGACGACCTTGAGCGTCAGGCTGTAGTGGCCAGCCCGGCTCTTCGTCACCACGAACCTGGTCGTGCCAGGGGCAGGGATCGCACGCTTGGTCTTCGGCGTGGTGCGCTTGGTTGGTCTGTTAAGCATTGTAGTCTCTCCATTCTTCGGCGGCTCTGTGCCGCCAGACAGTACATATATGATCAGGTTCCTGTATTGCAAGCCCGTACAGCGATTTGACAGGGACACAAACAGCCAGGTACGAGCGACCCTGCCCCATCCTGGGCACGAATGGTTAAGGAGGACACATGGTTGCGAAAGCAGAGATACGGTTACCGAGCGGGCTGATCCTCAGCTACGAGGGTGACCCTTCCCGCCCCTGGAGCTCAAAGCCCGAGCCAGCCGCGGAGCTCATGGCCAGGCTTCTCGAATGCCTGGAGGCCACGGAATGGGACACCGTCAAGGCGGCGGCCAAGGTGCTGCACGGGCGTCCGAAGCCTGTTCCGGTCGAGCTGAAGGTGCCTGCGGCGTAGAGCCGCAATCCGGTACAGCCAGGGCTGCCACAACGAAAGGTGCGGATAAAGGGGTATAATTCCCGCACCTTTCCGCATGTCACAATGCGCGCCGATAAAAGACCCGAGTGGGGTCAATTACCGGCGCGGTCTTAACCTACCCCTCTTGTCCCGCAGCCCGGTACAGTCTATGTACTCCTCGTCCAACAATGGAGAGGGCACATGACTGACACTTACAATCCGGACGGCAAGTACACCGTCGTCCGCAAATACGCCAAGGGCCACCCCGACGTGATCGTCGACACCGGCCTGACGCTGACCGAGGCTCGCGCTCATTGCGCCGACCCGGAGACATCGAGCCGCACGGCCCTGGGTCCAGGCAAGCTGGAGCACACCAGCAAGTTCGGCCCGTGGTTCGACTCGTATTACGAGGAGGCGCGGTGACCAGCTACCCAACCAGCCTGACGCTCGTGCGCCTGCGGGATGGTGAGGCCACGTACGCCGACGACAAGTCGGGCACGCGCCTGGTTGCGACCTGGAGCGTGTTCACCCCTGATAAGCGCGACCCAGCCATCTACATCGACCGCATCATGTCGGTCACACCCAAGGGCCGCACCTGGTATCTGGCCCCGCAGGGTCGCACCTGGGGCCGCGTCGACAAGGCGTTGCACCAGGACGTTCGGACCATGTGCCGGGGCATCCGTGCCCTGGCCCTGCGCTGAGGCCTGGAGGAGATTATCAATGACTGAACAATACAAAGCCGCCCTGGTGACCTACCTGGTCACGCCCAGGGAGAAGACCAGGGCCGCGCGTGACATCATCGTCCGCCTGGAAGCCAACATGGCCAAGCAAGCCGAGCAGGTGAAACTGCTCAAGGAAGCGCTGAACCGCGCCGAGCTGGAGACCGCCCCGGAGGTCCGCATTGTCGGCCGCCGTCGGCATGGTAAATACATCGTCGAGCGGTTGAGTTGCGGCCACGAGCTGCGAATCCTCGCTGAGCCCGGTCGGAGCAATCCCATCGGCCCTGGTCCAACCCGCAAGTGTGTGAGCTGCCTGACATGAACGAACAAGTGCCCAGCAAGGTGGTCATGATCCTCACCCCAGCCACCGAGGTCGGCAGCTCGCCAGCCGCGGTGCTCCGGTACATCCGTCCAGACGGCTCAACGGAGCGCCTGGACCGGCAGGTTGCCCCCACAAGCAGGCAGCTCGCGGGCATGAGGCGGCACGGCATGACCAGGGCCAGGGACCTTGGCTGCCCCTTCGTCGACTACACTCCACAGACCAGCAAAAGGAAGCCGAGCGATGGGGATATTCACCCTACACCTCCAGCCCACCCAGCGGTTCGTTAAGGCTGCGAACGGCCAGATGTACCGTGTGTTCATCGGCCAGGGGGAGAACGGCACGAAGGTCGAGGTCCTGGTCTACTGCGTCGGCGTGGTCGAGCGTGACCTGGACCAGATCGGCCAGGTACTCAGCGACATGCCACCCACCTCCGTCGAGAATATGGGGAAGGAAACCAAGGTGTCAGAGACCGTGCACTAGCCACGTCTGACTGTTCCCAGGTACAGTTAACTGCGTGATTCGCTCCATGCGGCGCACGCAAAGCTGATCTGGAAGCGTTTGCCATCACAGCCCCCGCTGCATTCCCAGTGGCAATTTCCAGGTTCGCCAGACCGGTGTCATAGCCCCCACCGTGACACCGGTCGTCCCCAACCTGGAAGAGGCACAGATGAACACGATTGAGGCGGCCACAAAGGCCGCCATGAAGGTCAAGGACATGAGCCCTGACTTCGACCCCCGAGACATCTTCACGATTGAACGCGAGTGCCAGGCGATGGCGACGGCCGTCATCGAGGCAGTCAAGGACGGCCTGACGTCCGCCTCGATCATGGCAGGCCAGGACGCGGTGCCACACAAGCTGTCCGACCACGAAGTGCGCCAGGTCTTCGGTGCGTGCATCAACATGATCCTGAGAGGCCAGTGATGAGCGACAACTGCGCCACCTGCCGCTGGGCCACAGCGTTCGTCGCCCCAGACAAGACGATCAACCCTCAGCAGCGGCAGTGCAAACGCATGCCGCCGAACGCTGTGGCGATCCACGGCCCGCACGGGGTTCAGATCATGAGCATCTGGCCCATCGTTACGATCACCGACCACTGTCACGAGTACCGGCAGCGCATTGAATTGCCGCGGTTCACGGTTGACGGGGTCGTGGATGTCCAGTCCCAAAATTAGCCTGATCTACGACTACGATGGGTGTCCGACCCTGGCATCATTCGCCAGGTCGGACGCCTTCATGCGTGGCATCGTCGGGCCCTTCGGCAGCGGCAAGTCGTCGGCCTGCGTGGCTGAGGTGGCCCAGCGGGGTCGAGCTCAGAAGCCCCTGCACGACGGCAAGCGGCGCTCCAGGTTCGCCATCATCCGCAACACGTTCCCGCAGCTCAACGACACCACGATGAAGACGTTCTTCGACTGGATGCCGCCCAAGCACTTCGGGGATTACGTGGCTGGCGAGCACACCTACTACATCCGCAAGTGGGGCAACATCGGCATCGAGATCGAGGTCATGTTCCGCGCCCTCGACACACCCGAGTCAGTCAAGAAGCTGCTGTCTCTTGACCTCACCGGGGCCTGGATCAACGAGGCGCGGGAAGTGCCGTGGGCCGTCATCGAGGCCGTGCAGGGGCGTGTTGGACGCTACCCGGCGCAGCGCGATGGCGGCCCGTCCTGGCACGGTGTCTGGATGGACACCAACCCGCCCGACGTCGACAGCGAGTTCTACAAGTTCTTCGAAGAGCAGCAGCACGATCCGACCTTCGCCCAGGTATTCAGGCAGCCAAGCGGCTTGTCGCCGGATGCCGAGAACCTCCCGAACCTCCCTGGTGGCCGCCGGTATTACTCGAACCTGGTCCAGGGCAAGAGCCAGAACTGGATCGACATCTACGTCCACGGCAAGTACGGGTTCACGCAGACCGGCAAGGCCGTGTTCCCTGAGTTCAGCGACCAGGTGCACATCAAAGAGATCGAGCCGATGCCGAACCTGCCGGTCTACCGCGGGTTCGACTTCGGTCTGACGCCAGCGTGCGTGCTGTGCCAGGTGCTGCCCGACGGCCGGTTCCTGGTGTTCGACGAGCTCTACTCCGACAGCTCTGGCATCGACGCCTTCTCCGATGCCGTGCTGCGCTACACGTCCCAGGTCTTCGCCAAGCAGCCCAGGTATATCGACATCGGTGACCCGGCGGGCATGCAGCGCAGCCAGACGGACGAGAAGACCTGCTTCCAGATTCTCCATGCCAAGGACATCCTGATCGAGCCTGGCATCCAGTCCCTCTCGATGCGCCTGGAGGCTGTCCGCAAGCCGCTGACGACGATGGTCAGTGGCATGCCCCAGTTCATCCTGCACCCGCGCTGCACCCGTCTCCGCAAGGCGTTCCTGGGCCTGTATCGCTACCGCAAGATGAAGGTCCAGGGCGACCGGTTCACCGACCAGCCCGACAAGAACGAGGCCAGCCACATCATGGACGCGCTCCAGTACGTGTGCACCAGGGTGTTCGCCGCCTCCCTCGTGCTGTCCAGGGAGCAGCAGACGATGCTGCGGAAGGATCGCGAATACGTCGACAGCCTCGACGGCCAGGCAGAGTTCGGCGACGAGAGCGGCCGCAACGAAGTGACAGGATACTGAGCCATGCTTCCAGAAGTGCAACGCAAGGTCGAGGCGTTCCAGACCATGTTCGAGGAGGTCGAGACCGACCCGACGGCCAAGGGGGTCACGATCATCTGGTCGGGGGCCTTCGGCGACAATCCGGAACAGCCCCCGATCCTCTGCGACAGCGAGGAGCTCGCCATCAAGCTGTGGGGAGAGACACTTCTGCGCTTCTGGACTCAGTACGGCAAGGGTATGACCAAGCTGGTTTGGCACACCATCCCGATCCTCTGGAAGTACACGATGACGATGGAAGACATGAAGCGCACGCAGCGCTTCACGACCTTCCGGTACTCGATGTTCTCGGCCATCAAGTTCGAGCCTGGGACGCCAGCTTCGTCCGAATCGCCACCTATGGTAGAGGCCGCAGAACAACCAAAAGCCCAGGAGCCTAGCGATGAGCGGACAGCAGCGACCACCGGGACCGGACCTTCTGCCGCCGATGGACGAGGAAAGGTTCCTTCCAGGCGCAAGGCCGACCCTGAATAGCCAGGACGACGAGGCGAATGAGATGGAGCCGGTCGAAGGACCTGGCCCCGACGGTTCGCCAGAGCACGAGGCTGCTGAGGGCGAGGCACCGGAGCCCAGCGAGCTGGGTCAGCCGTCACCTGGTCCGCAGGCCGCCCCGCAGGTCCCGGACAGCTTCCGCAAGCTGGTCCAGTACGCCCAGATGGACAACATCTGCGACGATCTGGACGACACGAAGATGGCCGACATCGGCGCGCGCGCGAAGTTCGAGTACGAGATCGACAAGCGCAGCCGCACCGAGTGGCTCGACAAGGTCGAGCGCTACAAGGCTCTGGCGCTCCAGAAGGCCGAGCCCAAGAACTACCCCTTTGCCAAGGCCTCGAACGTCATCTGGCCCCTGCTGAGCATGGCGGCCAACGACTTCGCCGCCGCGGCCTACCCGGCCATCATCCAAGGGCGTGACGTCGTGAAGGGCATCGTCGTCGGCGAGGACAACGGCAAGCCCGTCATCGGCCAGGACGGCCAGCCGGTCATGGACCCGCAGTCGCAGAAGCCGAAGGT